CCTGCCGGGAGGTGTCGGTCGGATGCACATGGTTGCCACGCGCCCATGCGTTTTCATTGCCGGGAGCCGCCGTGCCGTTCATCACGGGCGTCGTTGTCGAGGCGGCGGGCCCGGCCGTGTTTATGAACAGACCAGCAGGGTCTATCTTGTCAGCCGTGTTCGTCCGCGTGATCGTGGTGCCGCCCAAGTTCTCGAAAACGCTTCGGGCGTCAACCTGGATAGCGATGGGAGTCGCGGTGGTGTTGTTGTCCTTGTCCAGCGTGGTATTGGCCGAGCCGTTGATATACCAGCCGCCGCAAGTGCACTGAATGCCCGTGCCGAAACCCGATGTCGTAACGTTACCGTAGGACTGAATCAATGATCCGTTCTTGCACACGATGCCCATAGAGGTGTTTGCAGCGCTGCCGTTGTTGTACCCCGTCAGCGTGTTGAGGCCAAATAGCAACAGTCGGCTATTGGCATCGCAGGTAAGCCCTGCCTGCGACGATGACTGCGTTGTAATGGTGAGGTTTGATCCGCAGGCTATGTAAGAGCCCGTGGCCGTGAACGTCGAAAACAAGGTAACGGCGCCGTTGAACCTGCCAAACGAATACGATAACGCAACGTTGTTGGCGACCACCGGCGCAGAGAAAAAGAGCGATCCCACGTAGTTCAGCGTGAGTCCTCCCGCCGCCTCGAACTGCGTTCCGACCAGGACGTTCGGGTTGTTGTTCAGGTTGATGCCTCCGGTGCAGACAACTTTCTGCTGGGAGTTGGTGTAGCCCGTTGACTGCGTATAAATCTGGACGCCGGAGTAGTTCTGTACGGTGATTGGAGGGATGATGGCGTTGTTGATCCCGGCCAGCGCCCAATACATGGTCGTGGCGCTGGCTGGCGATTGCCCGGTGTTGGCAGTCAGGCAAACAAACGACAGCGTTTGGTTTCCGTTTGACCAGGTAACCGTGTTTCCAACCGCATATGCCGTGGTTGCCGACCACACTCCGCCCGTCGTGGCGGCCAGCGGGACGAATTGCCAGGTATCCGCCCCCGTGGTAAGACTTGGGGTTACGCCCGTGCTTGCGGCAACCGCCTTGTAGGTGTAACCGTTGTAGGTGACCTGGTCGCCGATGTTGTACGCAGTGTTTGACAACCAGGCCGCCGGCTCCACCGCGATGTTGGCGTGTATGTACAAGACCAGCGTGCAGTCGTTTGGAACCAGCTTCAGCGCCTGCGTGATCGTTTTGACCGATGTTGCCCTGGTGGTTCCGGCGTTGGTGTCGTTGCCGTCGTTGGTTGCAACGTAGATCGTTTTAACCCGGTTCGCGGAACTATCCAGCACCGTGGCCGGAATCGCGCCCGACAACTTTGTCGCGTCCAGACTGGTGACCGGGATCGTGATGTTGGCCGTCCCGTTGAAACTGGTCGCAGTCCCGGTCGCGCCGCCACTGAGCGCAATGGTGCGCCCCGTCGCCAACGCGGTGGCCGTGGCCGCCAAGCCTGTTGTGTTGCCGGTGCCGCCGTTGGCTATCGGCAAAGTCCCGGTTACGCCAGGTGTGATATTGCCGCCCGTATCAGTGGCCGCAGCCGTGGATGCAAGATTGGTTTGAATCGTGCGGTTGAGGGCTGCTTGCCGAGTGGTGTCCGTTGGGTGGACGTGATCGGAGCGCGCGGCGGTTGCGGCTACGCCAGCGGCGGCTGTGCCATCCATCAACGGCACGACCGTGCCAACGGCGGCCCGAGTTGTGTCCGTTGGGTGGACGTGGTCGGCCCGTGCCCAGGTCGTGCCCGTGCCCACCGCCGCCGTGCCGTCCATCACGGGCGCCGTTGTCGAGGCTGCGGGCACACCCGTGGTAACGCCCGTTCCGCCGTTAGCTATCGGCAAAACCCCCGTCACGCCCGGCGTGATATTGCCGCCCGTATCCGTTATTGCGGTCGCGGAAGCCAGGTTAGTCTGAACCGTGCGGTTGAGGGCGGCTTGCCGGGTGGTATCCGTCGGGTGGACGTGATCAGAGCGCGCGGCGGTGGCCAGGGTTCCAGCGGCGGCGGTGCCGTCCATCAGCGGAGCGGTCGATCCCACTGCGGCGCGCGAGGTATCCGTCGGGTGGACATGATCGGAGCGCGCGGCGGTGGTCGCTGTACCGGCCGCAGCCGTGCCGTCCACCAGAGGCAAGGTCGAACCCACCGCGGCGCGCGAGGTATCAGTCGGGTGGACGTGGTCAGCCCGCGCCCAGGTTGTCCCAGTGCCTACCGCCGCCGTGCCGTCAACCTTCGGCGCGGTGGTTGATGCGGCGGGAATGGCGGTGGCGGCGGCGCCGCCGATGTTTGTCAAAACCTGTTGCTTCCAGGCCGCGCTTTTGCCGGTTTGGTCAAAATCGCCCGAAACGTACTGCGGGTGCGGATTGGCCGCCGACTCGTGCGCATTCATCAGCGCCGTGGCCACATTCCCGGTGGAATCGACAATGACATTGATGGCCGCGCCCGCGCTTGAGTCGAGCGTCATGTCATGGGAGAAAACAAAGTCCACGCCAGCGGACATGACGGCGATATTCCCGCTCGGCTGCGACCAATAGGCAAACAGCACGGAACCCGATTTGGTGGGGTCGCCCGCCCAGATGCCGATCTCGCAGACGGAATAGTTGGTCGATCCGGTGAAGACCGCCGACATCCGGATTTGGTTGGAAGAAATCTTGGAGCCGTTGGTGATGGGCGCGACCTGCGCCGGCGTGACCAATTTGGTTTCAGTGCCGTTGGGCGTGCGGTTGCCCGAGCCGAACTGAATGTGCGTCAGGTTCAGATTGGTGCCGGTGTTCTGGGCGTTGAAAAGCGCCGACGAACCCGCCGCCGTTATCTTCATGTTCAGGGATGTGCTCACGCTGCTGTGCCTTTCAGGATCAGGAGTTGCGCGGCGGAACCGACGTTTGCGGAGGCCATCCCCGTGGCCGCGTCAATCGTGAGAGTCAGCTCAAGCGCTCCTGTTGTCTGAAAATTCTGTGAGAAGGAGACAACGCAAGCGAGGCTGATTTTCCGAGTACTGCTGGCCATGAAATGCTGCAATTTCGGGACGAAGCGCGCCGCCACGACCTGCGTGATGCAGTCCATGACAAGCCGGTCTGCGTTGGCGTCTGGCCAGGAGTTGACGGTGATGCACAGCCGGCTGGTCAGAAAAGCGTCGGCGCTTTCCTCCTCGCGCAAGTCGGTGGGGTAAAGCGCGTTCTTGCCTTGCCACAGTTGCACCACCTCCCCGATATTCGGAAACAGCATTTGCAGGTAGGTGCGCAGAAAATGCAGCCCCCGGCCTTGCGTGTTGCGCGACTTCCAGGCGCGGTACAGATAGCGCGTGGCGGGTTCCTCGCCGTCGCCTTGCAGCAGCACCAGGCCATCGGTGTTGACCGCCTTGCGCACCAGGTCGAACGACCCCAGGTGCGCGGCGCCGAGCACGTTCACGTCGAACAGGCTGGCCGCCAGCAGCGCATCGAACAGGTCGAGCAGCATGCGCTTGAGGTCGTTCTCTACGTCGTTTTCGGCAAAGCTGGCCTCCAGCGGTGTCAGCCTGGGCAGTTGCGCGTTGGAGAAATCGAGCGGGGCGGGCATCAACCGCTCCACGCCTGTCTGACGACGTTGGTCGTGGCGACGGTTACGCTCAGACTGGACGGATCGACGTAGCGCCACATTTCCGGGCGGTTGTCGATTGCTGCGGGTTCGTCGATGTTGACGATCAGGTCGGCGGAGCCGGTGGACAGCGCCGGCACCTGCTCGCGCAGCAGTTCGTACACGCGCACATAAAGCGGCCGGTTGTGACCTTTGCGTGAAGCGGCGGCGGCCTGTCCGAACTCGCCCAAAATAGCCTGCTCGATTTGCTGCTGCACGTCGCTGGCCACAAAGGAGGTGGAGATGCGCGCATTGATCGTCATGGCGATCTTTGAGCGCACAGGCGTGCAGAAATGGATTCGATAGCTGTCATCGGCGGCCTGGATCGCATCGCGGATGGCGCGCTGCGTGCCGGTGAGGCTGGCTTCGGCGATGCGCACCGGGGCCACGGGTTTGCTCACATCCGCCTCGGTCAGCACGGCTTCGTTGCCGTCGGCAGACAGGCACGCCACGAACAGGGCGTTGATGTTGTCCACGCTCGGGCCGCGCGCCTGTTCTTCCTTGGATTCGTTCCAGACGGAGAGAAATTGCAGGCTCGGAAACTGCTTGCGCACCAGAAAGTCGAACTCGCCCAAAAATACGGCGTTGTCGTCGTAAACCGATGGGTAGCGCGCCAATTCGCGCAGCACGGACATCGGCATCGGGTCTTGACCCGGCAGCGCCAGCGCGTCCATCTTGATGTCGATGGCCGATTCGGACGGCGAGCCGATGTACTCGAACGAGAACGGGCTGCCGAACGCCGGGTTAACCGCGCCGTTGGTGTAGGTCACCACCAGGGTGATTTGCGTGCCATCGGGCGGCTGCACGCCCACCACGCCGTCATAGCCGAAGCGCACGTAGACCTGCTGGCGGTCGTCGGCCTCGACGTGGAAGGTGCGATCTCCCGGCAGCGTGTTGACGTAGCGGTTGCGCCATTCGTAATCCCCTTGGCTGTCGCTGACCGCGATCGCGCTCAGGTAGCCGTCATCGTCGGCGGGTGGAATCGGTATGGCGTAAAACGGCTCGCTGCCCGCGACCGTATGCTGGATAGTCACGCTGCGCCGCTGGGAAGCCTCGAACGTGGCGGCGCCGCCGGCGGGCACGGTGGCCGTGGTTTCGACCACGTACAGCAGGCCCGCCGAATCAATCATCGTCCGGCCCGATTGCACCGCGAAGGCGCTGGGGCCGCTGTTGGTCGCGCGCAGGCGCACGCGCGCAGGCGTTCCCTTGAGCACGATGCCGCGCATTGCGGCATCGGCCAGTACCGTGCTGTCGCGCACTTTCTCGAAGGGTTCGGCCTGTGCGGTGTCAATCTGCGCCGACAGCATCGACAGCATCGTCGCCATCGCGTCCAGGTGCTGAAGAATGCGCGGGTCGCCCGCCTGATACAGCGGCGCGACGGCCGGATAGTTGGCGATCGAGTCGCGGATGACTTGCTGAAAATCGCTTTTGGTCAGCACGTCACGCCCCCGTAACCTGGATGGCCTGCCCGGCGACCTCAACCATCAGGTCGAGTCGGTCAGGCGCGGACGCAACGGCATACAGGTTCAACGCGCCGGAAGGCAGCACCTGAAGCGCCGGCACGTCATCGCGCAGCTTGGCCAGAAAGGCGTCGGGCGCGCCGCTTGTCTGCGCCAGTTGCAGCAGCGACTTGACATCCTGCCCATAGTCGGAGCCGAGATAGCCGTACGCCGGCGTATTCAGCCAGTGCCGCACCATCGCCTGAAAACCGTTGCCCGTGATCGTTGCCATGCCACGGCAGTTTGAGGGGCCGGCCAGTGCCTGGGAGGGCTGGTTTTCCGGGTTGGCTCCGCCAGCGTTTGGTTATGGCAGAGGATGACATGGCGTATATTCATGGCTATACTGCGGGCATCCACAGCACAAGGGTTGTCATGTCCTTTATTCCACCAATCGAACAGTCCATCGTTGTTTGGGGCAACTGCCTGGGCTTGCGGATTACGGCTCCCATAGCCAAGGCCGCGCGCCTAAGCCGGGGTTCGGTCGTCAGGGTGGAGGTGCTGGAGGACGGCATCATGATCCGTCCGCTGGATCAAGCCCGGCATATGACCCTGGAGCAAAAGCTCAAGGCATTTGACCCCCAGCGCCACGGCGGTGAAGTCATGGCCGGCGGGCGCGTGGGCGCGGAGGTGTTTTGAAAACCGCCACGCACTCCAACTGGGTGCCCGACCGGTGCGAGATGATCTGGGTGAACTTCAATCCTGGGTCGGGTCAGGAAATGAAGGATGAGCATCCGATGCTGGTGCTATCCACGCGGGCTTTCAACGACCGCACGGGCATTGTGATCGGCCTGCCCATGACCCATGCGGCCAGCAACGAAGACAACCCTTTCGCCGTGAAGTATGCCGGGCCACGGGGCGAAGTTGGCTATGTTCTGACGCATCAGCCCAAGTCTTTCGACTGGCGCGCCAGGGGCGCACGGCCCCATCATTGGCACAAGGTTTCGCACAGCGTTTTCGATGCCGCCCGCGAAGGGCTGGAGTCGATCATTCGCTTGTCGGGTTGAGCAAGTTTTCTGAGCAAGTTTTTCGGGTTGGCGCTATACTGCACCCGTCAGCCGCTCCCGTGGGCCGCCTCTCCCGCAGAGTCCCATGCGTAGCTTCGCCAGCGATGGCGGGTGTCACCGGCGGGCCAACGATGGCGCAACCTCTTTGAGACGACGTTGTGTAGGCTCAAAGAGCGTAGGCCGGAAAGTGTCAGCCTCCGCTACCGGCGCACCGCCATCACTTCTCTCATGCGTTTTCCTCAAAAATTGTCAGCATCCAAGCGTTTGATCCTGGACGCTTGACGAGATGAACTTCCGTGCCATCCTTGCCGACGATGACACGCGCCACGTTTCCAAAAGTCACCCGGTCCTTTTCCACGCCTTCGGCAATGGCATAGACCATCCGGCGCAACAGTTGCACTGTCTGCCGATGGTTCATGCCGTCCTTGCGCGGCCTGGCTTCCAGCACATGCGCAACACCCTTGGCCCCCTTTCTGTTTCCGCTTGCTCCAGGCGGCCATTTGCCTTCCTCCCCCCAAACAAAATCCACCCACCCCAAGCCCTCCCGGTACATGGCGCGGTGCATGGTGGTCTTGTCTTGCAGGGCCTTGTCCAAGGCCGCCAAGCCACGCTGGATGCTCGCCTGCACCGAAGGCACGGCGTCCAGCGTCAACGAGTAGATGAGGCTGCGGTATTCGTGTAGCTGCAACATCCACGAGAGTGTGGGCAGTTGGCAGGCGGGCGGGCGGTGGTGTTTTCCGATGCCTTGCGCCCCGCCATTTATGCGCTGCTGAGTCCACCCGTGACGATATGCGCCATGCGCCGGTCGGCCAAATCCTGGCCGATTTCTGGGGACGGCAGCGCCACCTGTATGGGCCTGACCGATCCGCTGGACGCTAGGGGCGTTGTCAGCAATGGCGCCGGCTGAATTGGCGGCGGGCTTGGAATGGACGGAACCGATGGCACGCTCGCGCTGGCCACGACCGTTTGCATGGCCGGCGCAGCGGGTGCTTGCGCCAAGACGGGCGGCGCCGGGAACGCCGTTCGACCGGCTGCTGGATCGCCGCCGCCTTGGTATTTGCGAATATCAGCGGCATACACATCGCCCTTGCGCATGAACCGGCCCATGTTGGCATACGCCTGGGCTGCTGAAATGTTGCCATCCCCGTACAAAACCGAGTTGCCGGATATGACCGACTCGATGCGGCTTTTGTTTTTCTCTCCACTGACGCCTTGCAGCAAGGCGTCGCGCACCGTCATGGAAGGGGTTTGCCGAATGGCGCTCAACAGTTTGATCGCGTCGCCGTCTCCGAGATTGTGGAAAGCATAGACGTTTGCATCGTCATCGCCGCCACCATACTTGCGGCCCTTGGCGATATTTTCCCGCGTGAACTCCGCCATTACCCAAGCCTGTGCCGATTCATCGTTTCGGTACTTGCCCGCTTGCTCCGGGTCCACGCCGTATTTCCCGGCATACTTTTTGAAGGTGGCATTCCAGGTGGCGTCGGTGAATTGCCCATAGCCGAATGCCGACGAATTGGGGTTTTTGACGCCTGCCCTGAAGCCGCTTTCGACAGCAACAATCTTGGCCAGCGTGCCCGCATCCACACCGGCCTTGCCCGCCGCATCGAGCAGGTACGGCTTGGCATCGTCGTAGCGCTGGTTGGCCGATCCACCGGCTTGCTTGCCGGATTCAAAGGATTTACTGGCTTCGCTCTTGGGCTTTTCTGTCGGACTCGCCGCAGCCTGTTCCTGGCGCCGCTCTTCCCGCCGCGCCTCGATGTGATCCATGAGGCGTTGCGGCACAGCCTTGGCGGCTACCGTCGCAATGTCCTTGCCCAGTTGCACTACGCCAGTCTTGGCTGCGTCAACTACTTTGCCGCCAAGCTCAAGGGCTTTGTCCTTGGCTTGGCCGGCGACTTGAACCACGGTATCCTTGACCGCGCTTGCGCCTTGCGCCACGGTTTTGGCGGCGTTCTCGATCTTCTGGATGGCCGGGCCAACTACCGGCAGGGATTTGAGGGACTGGAAGACGCTGTCCAGAAAGCTCCCGAAAGCACTGAACGCGGCGCCCACTTTGCCGACTGTCTTGTCCCACAGTTCGCCGGCCTCGCGGAAGACCTCGCCGAAGGTCTTGACGGCGCCATCCCATTTCTTCTTGACCCAATCGGAGGCTTCTCCGAAGGTTTCCACGGCGCCATCCCACTTGCCTTTGGCCCAATCGGCCACATCACCAAAACTCTCCTTGATCCAGTCCCAGGTGCCCTGCGCCACGGGCACGATCTCTCCCCATCCGGTCTTGATGGATTGAGTGAGGCTGCCCCAGGCCGCAAACATCTTGCCGCCAAGGTCCGTCTTGCGCAAATCGTTGACCCAGCCGCCGAACACGTCGCCAAGGATTCTTCCAGCCTTGTCGCCGAAGAACAGGCCCACCGCACCGCCCACCAGCCCGCCAATCACCGTGCCGATGGGGCCGGCGAGGCTGCCAATTGCGGCGCCAGCCTCCGCGCCTGTCAACATGCCGGCAATGCCGCCCATCGCGCCACCCACGGCTCCGCCGTTGCGCTGGTCTTTCTCGCGGCGCGAGAGCGTGTCGTCTTGCTCGTTTCCGGCAATCTCCATGCCGGCTGCGCCAACCGCCAGCAGATTGCCTAACAGGGGGACGCGGCGCAACAGTCCCTTCGCCAGCTTGCCCGCGCCACCCAGCACCTTGCCGGCACCTCCAAACACCTTCCCGAACGCGCCAGCTTCCTTTGCCAGCGGCGCGGCTTCCTTGCCTGCCTGCGCAGCCTTCTTAGCCGCTTCTGCTGTTTTGCCGGCCGGGCTGGATTTCCTGGCTTTTTCTGGCGCCCGCTTGCGGCCCTTGCCTTTTCCCTTGCCGCCCGGCGGCCTGTTACCCTTGGGCTGGCCTTCCGGCCTCCATCGCTTGGGTAGCAGCATCGGGAGCAAATGCCCCAGTTTTGTCAATACCGGGCCGATGAGGGGCAGCTTGCCCAGAAACCGCGCCAGCAGCCCGCCAAGAATCAGCAACAGCGTGGTCAGCCAGCCGTGGCCGCCGGAGCTGGTCTTTTTCTCCTCGATGGCTTTGAGCCGCTTGCTGGCAACCTTGTGGAACAGCCCGCCTTCCTGGCGCGCTTCCTTCAGCGTGGTGTAGATGCGGCGCAGCCAGCTTTCCTGGCGCTTTTGCGGGCTGCCCCGCATAATTTTGTAGCCGTGCGCCAGCGGGCGCGCCACCTCGGTGAACGATTTGACGGCGGGATCGACCTCCTGCGCCCCTTCGCCCGATGTTTTGACGACTTCGGCAATCTTGTTGCCCAGCGAGCGGATGGCGCCAGCCGTTTTGCTGCCGCGGTCTTCCTCCTCGCCGCCGTCGTCTGGGTTTTCAGGTGCGTTCTTGTCGGCAAAACGTCCGTCACTGCCGCGCTTTTGCTGATTGGCTTGCGCCTGCCGCGCGGCGTTCGGCGCATTGGGGACAGCAGGCGCGGCTTTTCCGGCGTCGCTGGCCGAAACGCTGCCGGGAACGGCCGCGCGCTCGAAGTCTGGGCGATTGAGCGTTTCACCAAGGCTGGACACGCCGGCGCGAATCGCGCGCACGTCGTCGCGCAAACCGTCCCACTTCCTGGAGCGCTCAAGATCAGACGATATGGCCGGCTGAATGGGTAGAGCCTTATCGGCGTCATTGGGCGTACCGCCGGGCACGGCCACGCGCTCGAAGTCCGGGCGCTTGAGCGCCTCACCGAGACTGGGCGCACCGGCGCGCACGTCCTCGCCCAAGCCGCTCCATTGCCTGGTGTGTCCCAGGTCAAGCGATACGGTTGTTTGAGCAGGTAAGGGAGGCTTATCGGCGTCATTGGCGGCGTTGCCGGGCAGGGCCACATACGGGAAGTCCAGGCGATTGAGCGTCTCCCCAAGGCTGGATATGCCGGCGCGGATCGCGCGCACGTCCTCGCGCAAACCATCCCACTCTCTGGAGTTGCCCAGGTCGATCGGGTCTCCTGTGAGGAAGCCCTGTGCGTCGTGTTTGAGTTTGGCGGCAGTCATGGCGGCATGAAGGTGTCCATTTGCGAGAACGTCATCTGGAGTTCCTCCATCGCCTGCTCGCGGCGCGACAGGCTCACGTCCAGATTGGCGGGGCGAAACAGCCCGATGTCCTCATAACCGCCCCGGCGGCTGTCCTGGGTAATGAAGGCGTGCACCACCTTGAACTGGATGGCGTAGGAAGAGGGCACGCCCACCGTTCCATCCTGCGCCACCACCTGGGCATGGTGCATGGCAAACCAGCGCTTGATCGTGCCCTGGTCGTCGTCCAGCGTGGTCAGGCGCAGCTCGGTGGCTTCGCAGCCTTGCACGCCGTCGCCGACCGCGCCGCCGAGCTGGCGCTTGTTGCCGGAAACGATGTAGGGGGAGTATTCAAGATCGGTCGCAAACATGTTGAACCGTTGCGAGAAGTTGCCCGCCAAGGCGCTGCTTACCTCGATGAGCCACAGGTTCTTGCGCGCCAGTTTCTGCCAGCGCATCTGGTCGTAAATGGCCCTTGCCGCCGTCGGGGTAAGGCCGCCCAGCAGCGGCGTTGGGCGGCCCCAATAGGCTGCCTGCGCTGCCAGCCCGGACAGGTGCGGGGTCAGGGCATTCAGGGCCGCGCCCAGCGCGGTTGCGCCAGCGCCTTGCCAGTCGCCGTTCATCCACGCCTCGCGCACGGCCGCGCCCGTGTTGACGAAATTCTGAACCTGCGGCGGCGCGTACTTGTTGGCCAGGCTTTGGGCCGCGCCGCCGGCCAGGCCGGCGCCCATCTGGGCCAGCGCGCCGCCGCCCAGCTTATTGACCTGCGCGCTGATGCGCGAACTGACGCTGCCGCTGCCGGAAAGCAGCCCGCCGCCGGCGGACAGGCTGGCCGAGACGTTGTTGTACAGGCTCATGGTGTTCTACGCCTTGCGCGCGCCGTCATTTGCGTTTTCGCCGGCGCTTGGGGCGGGCGGGAATTTGGGCCGGGCGGTTTACAATGGATGCTGCTCGTCGGCCCGCATCGAGAACTTCCATCGGCGCGGAAACAAGTGCTTCAGTGTCTAGCCTCTTGGAGCCGCCGATGGGCGCCTTCTTTATGGTTGGCAGTTCTACAATTGGCGCCGTTCGCTGGTCGGCGGAGAGAATTACCTCCCCCGCCGAGTCAAGTGCCCCAGAGTTCATCGTCTTGAGGCTGCCAGTGAACACGACTTGCTTCAAGGCGCCAGCGGCGTCTTTGGAAAAATTTGAGTTGGCGTTGGCGACATTTCCCCCAGCGCTGTCAAGCTGATTGGGGTTCACAGACGCAATCAGCTTCTTGAACTTTTCATTCTCATCGTCGTATGACGTGACGACCCAAGTCTTCTGTTTGCCGAAGTATTCAAGGCTGATAACCGTGACATGCATGGGGGCCTTGTCATCCACCAAATAGACCTTGGCATTGCCATCCAGGCGGACAAGGCGACCATGTTTAAGCAGCCAGGGCAGTTTTTTCAATCCGGCGGGATGTTTTCGGCTGATCTTTGAGATTCCAAACCTTTCTCCGCCCCAGACAAGGTCAATCGCGCCTATGTCCGGGCGCGTCCACACGGCGCGCGCATCGCCGGTTTTCTCGCGCATCAAGCGCTTGATCGCGCCTTCCGGGTCGTTCTTGTATTCCGTGAAGACCGGGCCAAGGCCGGCCGGGGCGGCGGAATCAAGCGCGCCCAGGTCATCGCCATCTTCGTCTTCATCGAAGCCCGCGTCCATGTCCGCGCCGAACCCGCCGCCGCCATCGTCGCTGGCCGGCTGTTTCGGCTTATCGACAATCGTTGCGTAGAGCTTGGCCTGATCCTGGTCGAGCAGCATCGTCTTGGTCAGGAACTCTTCCATCACGTTCTTGCTCGCGCCCAGCTCCTTGAATGCCTGCATCGCCTGCGCCAGCAGCATGCCGGCGTTCATGGCGTCCGAGCGGGTGCGCTGCTTTTCAGCCTCAAGGGCTGAAATCGAGCCAAAGAAGTTGATCTCCCAAGGCCGCTCGCTGGCGTCAAACACCATCCCGTAGCGGCGCATGGTGTGAATGTCGATGACGTGGTTGAAAAACTCCGACAGCGCCACGCGGATCACGCGCGCGCGCTCGGCAGCCTGCGCAGAAACCCGGAAGAAGCCCCCTTCGCCCAGCCCGCCCGAGAGCTGATCGGCAAAGCCCAGCATGGACAAATCCACCCCCAGCGCACCGGAGAGCAGCCGCGCATGCAGCATCACGTCTTCCACGCTGATGGTGGCCGTGCGCCCCGTGCCGTTGCCGGGGCCGATTTGAACCACCTGCTTTTCGCTGAAAACCGGGATCACATGCCGAATCCGCTCCAAAAAAGGCCGCCCGGTTTTGACCGCCTGCTCCGCATAGCTCTTGGAGCGCAGCAACATGTCCTTGACAGATTGGTTCACGGATTCTTGTTGCTCGCGGTTCATGGACTCCATGTTCACGGTCACAAGCTGCTCGTCGATCGAATCCAGCCAGCGCTGTCCAACCAGCCCCAGCAGGGAGGCCGCCAGGTTGTCATAAGGGATTTCGGCGCTGTACAGGAGTGAGCCGCCCACCATGCTGGGCAGGATCGGCAGGCGGTCGATGTCGTCCTCGGTCAGGTGCAGCCGCACGGCCTTTTCCACGATGCCGTACTGCGGCACCCACTGCACCCGCGGCATCTTCAGGCGGGCGACCTGGGACACGTCCAGCCGCTCGAAATTGCGCTCGCCCAGGTAGACGGCAAAGCCCACCGTGCGGCTGCCGCGCTCGAACGGCTGCACCAGCGGCGGGCGCAGCGTCTCGTCGATGTTCAAGTCGATCACGCCGTCGGAGTTTGTATAGATGCGCGCGTAGGCGTCGCCAAAGGCTGCCCCAGCATAGGCCACCTGAAACGCTACCCGATTGAACAGCGGGATCAGGTCGGCGGCGATCTCGTCCACGATGCGCGACAGGCGTTTGTCGTGCTTGGTCTCGGTGGTTTTCTCGACAAACACCAGGTCGCCATTGGTTTCATGCCCGCCCAGCGCGGAAGTCACCAGCAGCATCAGCGCGGTCGAGATGATGGGGTCGCCCTCCATGAGCGACCATTTTTCATAGATGATCTGCCGCGCCCGAGCGCCCCGGCTGCCCGAACCCAGCAGCGCCGCGACGGTGGTCATCCCGGCGCCGTAGTTGAAGGCGTCGGCTTCGGTGATCTGCTTGGACGGCGCGGTGAACGAAGACGCCCAGCGCCGGGCCGACATGCCCATCCGGGTCAGAAAACCAGGCTTGCGCGAGGCTTGGGTGTTGGAAATCGCGGCCATCGGACAAGGGTAGATGGCCCGGCGCGCCGCAAAGGGCCGGGTTTTCCGCGCGTGATGCTACTTGCGCCGCTTTTTATGCCACCCGAAGCTCAAGATGCCGGCCCAGCGCGCGCAGCGCCGAATCAATGCCGTCGATGCGGGTGGTGTGCCGCAGATTGGTCAGGCGGTTGACCTCTTGCGGCGTCGTCTTCAACAGCCGCGCCAACTCAGCGGGACGGATGCGCTGGCGCACCATCTCATTGAGCAATAACACCTTGGCCGACAAGCTGGCCGGCAGTTCAATGACGGGCTGGCCGCGTTTGGGGCGGGACGGCGCGGGCACGGCGCGCCCGTCCTCAAAGTAAAACTCCAGCGCGGTTTCCAGCGCCTCTCGCGCCATTGCCAAAGCCTCCTGCCTGGTCTCGCCCTGGGTGATGGCCTCTGGAATGTCGGGGAAAGTCACAACGAAACCGCCATCGGTTTCGTCAGGAGTGAGCGTGACGGGGAATTTCATCGGGCGCTTCTCATTTCAGACCCAGTTGCTTCTTGATGCCCCAGCAAGCGACCAACGAATATGCCGTCGCGGTCGTCGTAGTCGATGCGGGCGGTGTAGTCCTTGTGGGTCATCGTATTCGTGCTCATGGTGTGACTCCAATCAGTTGAAGAAACTCACGCGCTTGCCTGATCTGGTAACGCCTGGCCTCTTTGCCGGGGTGTGGGCGGTGGCATAAGAATGCGTGTCCGCCATGATCGAACCGCACGCGCGAACCAGCGCCTTCGGTGAGCGTGCAGCCTACGGCCAGCAGCAGCGCCTGTACGTCATCAAATTTGGGCTGGCGCGACCACCGCGCTCAAGCGCAGACCAAGCGCCCCCATGACCTTGAGCAAGGTTTCAGTCGAGGGAATGCGTTCGCCAGACAGCCCTTTGTACAGGCTTTCACGGGAAAGTCCGGCATCTTTCGCAAGCTGCGCCATGCCGCGCGCCCGGGCAATGTCACCCAGCGCCGCCGCCAACAAAGCGGGGTCGTTGTCCTCAAGCACGACCGTCAGGTATTCGGCAATAGCTTCATCGGTATCAAGGTGTTCGGCAATGTCGAAACGCTTGAGGCTGGAAAGTTTGATTTTCTGGGTCATGGCGGTTTACTCCTGTTGGGACAGATCAAGGGATGCGGCCAATTCTTTGGCGCGCTGGATGTCACGCTCTTGGGTCGATTTGTCGCCACCGCCGAGCATCACGATCAACAACATGCCATGCTGGACGTAATACATGCGCCAGCCTGGGCCGAAGTGCTCACGCATTTCAGACACGCCCTCACCAACAGGCTCGATGTCGCCCAAATTTCCAAGCTCTGCCTTACGCAACCGTTTGCCCAGACGACGACGTGTCAGGCCATCTTTCAGGCCGCGCAGCCAAGCATCGAACTCTGGAAGTTGGAGGATGGTGTACATGGCGCTATTGTAGCCGGCAGGCTACTTATTTTCAAACCCCTGTTGCATTTGTCGCCTCGCCCGCGCCATCTTTTGTTACACTCCGCCCGCCCCACGAAAACGGTGGGGCCGGGATTGGCGTCCCGATACACCGCTGCGACGCAAGCCGCAGCCTACCCTCGCAGTCTCTCTGCGGCTTTGTCGTCCGTGCCTCCTTTTGGCGGCCCGGACGGGGAGTCGCAAGACTCGCCGGTTCGCGCACGCGGTGTCCGGTACGCCAACCTGTTCGGGCTGCCGCCCCATATGCGTCTGGGCGGCGGTTGTTGCAAAACTGAACCGTGAGGGAGCTATTCTGTCGATCCGCTATTTGACACGCACGATGTGCGTGACGTACACTATTGCTCAGGTGCTTCAAAACACCTTGCTCGGTAAACGGTCAAGCCGCCCCGTCAGTGCGGCTTTGTCATGCCCGTTTTTCGGGTCGGATGGGGCTACCCGTGAGGGCGTCCGCACTGCTTTACCCAGTGTTTTGAACATCCGGCCCACCCGTCGCGCTTCAAACGCGGCGGGCGGATTCACCAGTCTCGGTAAAGGAGCATGACAATGGAAACCTCCATCAACACGGGCATCGCCGCCCACATAGCCGTCGTTGACGGCCAGCCCACCACCACCACGCAAGACATTGCCGAAGTTTTCGGCAAACGTCACGACCATGTACTGCGCGTCGCGCGCCAACGCATGACCGAAGCGGGTGCATGGGGTGTCCCCAACTTTGGGGAGACCTCATACACCAACCCGCAAAACGGCCAGACCTACCCGGTCATTCGCCTGACCAAAAAGGGCTTCGTGTTCGTGGTGCAGAAATTCACCGGTGCCAAGGCCGTCAAGTTTCAGCTTGACTACATCGACGAATTCGAGCGCATGGAGCAGGCGCTGCGCCAGCAGCCCGCGCTACCAGCAATCGATCATGATCGCATGAAACTGGCGTTCCGCCCTGGCGATCACGTGATAGCGGCGTCGCGCAAGTTTCGTGCAATAGCCAGCGAACTGCCCGAGCCGCAGTACAAGGCGTTGCTCAACGAGGCCGATTTGCGCGAGCTTGCCGACGGCTACCTTGCCTGGGCGCTGGGCGGCAAACGCTGGCTGGTCAGCTTTGACGACAGGGGGCAAATCCGGCAATCGTTTGTACCTGCCGATGCGTTTGTTTTTTCGTCCGACGAGCTGCCCAGTCTGATCCGCGACCCCGGCGCCGAGTTCGACAACCAGCAGTTGGTCGCCATCAACAACGCCTGCGTCGAACGGCTCGCGGCCAAGGCGTCCGCTGCAAACGAGTGCTCAAACCTCTTGCGCAGGCAACTCAAGATGGTCAAGGAGGCGGCGTGAATATCCCCGCGCCCTCTTTGCACCAGCTTGGCGACAAGTCCCGCGCGCGGCTTCGCGCCAGACGGTAGCCGCATAACCAAGCGGCCAATATCGTCACTAAGTGGCATAATAAAACCTATGGATCGCGCATTCAAAACCCGATGCTTCGAGCGTTGGGCGCGCGATACTGGGTTGACCGACGCCGCGCTGCGCAAGACGGTCAGCGAGATGAGCGCTGGGCTGATCGATGCCGACCTGGGCGCTGGCGTGGTCAAAAAGCGCGTGGCGCTACTGGGGCGCGGCAAAAGTGGCGGGGTGCGCACCATCGTGGCGACCAAGCTGGATGGGCGCTGGTTTTTTATGTACGGTTACGAGAAAAACGTGATGGACAGTATCGGTGCCAAGGCGTTGCGTGCGTTGCAAGGTGAAGCGGCTGATTTGTTGACGCTGGATGCCGATGGCCTTGTTTTGGCCGTCCAAGCAGGCGAAATTCAGGAGATTGCGTTATGAGCGAACTGGACAATTCCATTCTTGCGGCGGTTCATGAAACGGCGCGCGGGCTACACCGAATCGGGCTGATCGACAAGCGCCGCATGGCACACTACGACGCGCTGTGTCTGCCGCCGCCCGACTATGGAGCTGAAAACATCAAGGCGCTACGCGAACGCTTGCACCTGTCGCAGGCTGTGATGGCTGATGTGTTGGGGGCTAGCCCATCGACCGTGCGCAAGTGGGAAGCGGGCGATAAGCGCCCCAGCGGCCCATCGCGCCGGCTGCTCGATATTCTTGACCGCAAGGGGCTGGAGGCGGTTCTGTGAGGGCTTGAACAGTTTGAATCAAGCGGCGGTGCCGAATACCTCATTGGGCAGCCGGTAGGCGCCCAGGAACTCAGCCATGTAGCTGGCGCGCACGCGCAGCTTTGTTTCCTTGCCGCCTTTGCCGGAAACGCAGCGCGGCGGCGTGATGAACACAGCCAGCCCGCCGGGCCGCAGCTTTTCGAGAGCGCGCAGGATGAAGTAGTTTTGCAGCGGCTCCTTCTGGTAGCGGTCGTCGAGCAACTGGTTGCCGCCGCGGTCGGCCACGCCGCCGAAGGGCACATTGGTGACCACCGCGTCGTATTGCTCGTCCGGCGTAGAGGAGGCCACTTTCTCGAAGGCGGAGACCGTGGCGGTGTAGCCTGGGCCAGCGTTGACCAGCGCATTGACGCGGCCCGCCGTTTCGTTGAGTTCCACCGAATCGATGGCAGCGTTCATGGGCGCGGTGGCGCCGAAGATGCCCACGCCGGCGCACGGGTCGAGCACCTTCCCGCCGGCGAATCCTTCCTCGGCCAGCAAGTCCCAGATGCCCTCGGCAATCGGCTTGGGGGTGTAGTACTCGTAAGCGCTGCCTTTCTTGCCGTCCGCGCCGATCAGCGCGCCGCCGGTGCCGGAGTATTTCGCCAGGATGGTTTTTTCGTCCGGCGTCAAGCGCGCGGCGTCCGCCTCACCGGCGTCGATGCGGCGCAGCAATTCCATCGCCGCGGCGTTGTCGGCCTTGCGCTGGGCTGGCTTGCGGTTCGGGTCGAACTCGTAAAACTGCGCCGTGCCATTGCGCGGCGCCTGCGGCGCGTCATCGGGCGGCGTGGCCGAATCTGGTTGAGCAGCAGGCGCCGCGGCGGATTTGCCAGCGCCCAATTCCACCCGAATCTGGTTGGCGCGTGCGGCCAGCTTCAGGCGCGCCAGCGCCCCATCGGCGGTTTTGAGGCCCTGCTTGATGCGGCCCAGTTCGCCCGCCAGCTTCAGGCGCGCGAGCAGGGACGAGGCTTCGACGTGGGCTGTGGCGGCTTCGGCGGGAATCCCGGCATCGTCCAGTATCAGATTGCTTCCGTCATCAAGCTCCAATACAATGTGGTTTCGGCTGGCCTGAACAGCAGAAAATTTGTCAGCTCCTGCGCATGCCGCTTCGTCGGGATAGGAATGTGGGGAATTGCGGAGCAATCCGCTTTGCTGTCCCACCAGGCTGGCCGAATCCAACTCGCCTTCGGACAATAGCCCAGTATCCAACGCATTATTTTGAGCAAACGGGCGCGCAGACTGCCTTGTCATCTTCAATCTGGCAAGCGCGTTACTGTGATTCATCAGTCTTTTCCTTCAGGACAGATTCGCGGTTGCATTCAGCATCGCGCCTTGGTAGGCGTTGACGGCCTGCTCAAACAAGCTGGCCATTTCCGAATCGGTTTGGTGGCGCAGATAGGCCGCTTCCAGCGCGTCGGCCAGTTCCGGGGCCAGGATGTCGGCCACCGTGCCGTTGATGACGGACTGGAACAGGGCGCGGTCGGCTTGTTTCTGGGCATCCTGAGCCGTTTCGTCGGCGGCGGAGCCGGAATTGGCATCGCCATCACCGGCAAGCTGCGTTGGGACTATTTCCGGCTTTTCCCCTTCGATGAAGAGATTGATGAGCATGCCGCCCACCTCTTCTTGACCGGCGGCATCCAACGTGGCAAGATCACTACTGTTGGCAGTCCCAGATTTGTGATCTGGGGAAACACCGGCAGCCGGGGCGACGCTATCAAGCGCCGCCCTTGCTTTTTGGGTAAAATCACCTTGGTCACTCCCCCCAGCTTCGGTTGCTGGGTCAAGCTTTGACCAGAAGACGGCGCTATCTAGCGCCGTCTTCGCTCTTGTGTCCGGAAGCATAAAGTCGTAGTGCAGATACCCAGATGTGTCTTGCTCAATCAGGACTGTTACTTCGTGCGGCTCGCCAGCGATGGATACCCGGTTTTTCAAGCGGTAATATCCAAGAACGCCACGTTTTTTCGTCGGCTTGAAGTTCGGCTCTGGTTGTGAGTCGAAAGCCGTTTCGATGATTTCTTCCACTTTTGCGGCCAGTTTCAATTTTTCCGGCTTTGCGCTGTACCGGATGAACTCGTCAATGCCACGCTGGCGAATTTCAACCTCACGCACGTTTCCGTTAGCGTCTTTTGGCATGGCCGGGCACTTGACCCATTTCCCGCGCTTGGCTTCAAAGTGTGCGCGAGCCGCCTCACGCAATCCAATCAACCCTTCTGGCGTATCCGGGAAGTCGCCAAGTTCCTTGCCGGTCAACTCGACTGTGGATACATCGGCCTCCTTCAAGTTCTCGAACAGCCAATCCACCATGCGTGGAGCATCGTCGTCCGAGTAGACGGCGGTCAGGCGCGTTCCGTCCACGGAAGAGATGAAGCTCACCCGTTGATCGCCCGACGCGCCGACATACACCATCGCCTTGCCGTCGCCGCCAATGTCGATGCGGCCGGCCACCGCGCCGTCCTTCATGATCTTGCCCACGTATCCGTCAGCATCGGCGCTATCAAGCAAGGCTTCCTCGGCCTCGAAGGTTTCGCCGATTTCTGATTCGACGTACCCGTAGTCGCCCTCTGTCAGGATGGCGATTGCCTCCTCAATGCTGGCCACCACATCGGCTTCGAGGCTGGCCTGCGCGGTGTTGCCTTCGGTACGGTTGATGGGCTCGTTGGTTTTCACCACGTCCAGCGCCTGTTGCAGGGTAGAGACAGCAAGGCCAACGTCATCAAGCGCCGCGCCGCTCATCGTCAGGGATTCGTTATCCGCGTTCGCGTCATCGAGCGTTGCCGCGCCAAAAAAGCCCCATTCCACGCCCGCGCCGTTGCGCTTGGCCGCTTCGTCCATCGCCTTGGCCGCGGCGAATGGCGAGTAGTCAGCCTGGCTCAGGGACTCGTACAGCCACGCCTTGAATTCGTCGGTGGCGTTGTCGAAGCGGTAGGCGGCATCGACCGCGGCGATCTTCTGCGCGCCGGTCGGATCGTCGCTCGGCCCGGCGTCCTTGGGCTTCAACGGCTCCAGGGTTTCCGGGTCAAGCTCGTTGCCATCCTTGTCCCATACGGCAAGGATGCGGATGTTCAGGCCGTCGTCGTCATCATTGACATCAGGGGCGGATGCGTCTAAAATTGCGCTCGAAGCTGACACCGTTCCCTCGGCATCGCAAGCGACAGCTTGTGCTTTGGCAGAATCGAAAGATTCCGCATGGCGTTTGAAAAGGACAGAATCCCAAGGGGCGTTTGACCCCATATCCGCGGGCTTGTAACCTGTTGTGCTGTGGGCGATTATGGGCATCCTACTGAAGGCTCCAGCGATGGAGCCTTCTTTTATGGCTGAATCAAGAAGCACCCCAGGCTCGGATAGTGAATACACCATTGGGATTACGTCGTTTTTCCTGCGCCCTACCTTTACCTCGGCGAAAACACGAACATCTCTCAAATCAACGGTTTTTGTAAATTTATAAAATCCGTCAATTTTGTGTTGCTCGACATTTTTGCTCCCGCGCCCTTCTACAGGGGCAAGAACACCATCAGTGTCGCCTTCGATCAGAATTTCTGGCACACGGGGCACTACGCGAATCTTCAAACTGTTCTTGCGATTAGCCGACAAAGATAATTCGCTGCGCGATGTGGCATTGAATACACAATCTCCGAGTTTCGTTTTAACTATACGTCCTTGCAAATAGTTGGCAATGAAGTCACGCGCTATCGGCGCTGCCGGCTTATTCGGGTCTGCTGCCATTGCCGCCACCAACAGCGCATCAGCCTTGCCCGTATCCCACGCTTCAATCACCTGTGCGCCGCTGGCAGGGTCAAGATCGCGCTGGCTTTCCTGCGCCCAAAGGCGCGCCGGTTCCGCTTGAAGGGCCCCCACCAATTGCAGCGCCTCGCGCAAGCCGCCAAAGGCCAGCGCGGCTTTCAGAAAGCCATTGAAAACCCGGCTTTTGGCGGATTTCAAGTGGTCGCCCTTGCGCAGCCGATAGGCTTGGGTTGCGCCCACCTTGTAGACATTGATTTCGGTGTAACCGTCGTTGAACTGGTTCATCAGGTACTGCTGGCCGTCGACCACCGTACCGGCGCTACTGTCCCGGATGCTCAGTTGCTTGAGCGCGCCCCAGGCGCCGCGAACATTGGCCTCGCGCTCGGCGACTTTCCTGTCGGCGGCTTCCTTGGCTTCCTGTTGCGCGCGCTGCTCAGGCGTGATACCCGCCCATGCGTCGATCTGCGGGCTACGGTCGCGTTGGGTCTTGGCCAGCTTGATGCCGGTGGCACGCTCAAAAATCTCCGCGCTGGCCTTGTTGTCGAGATTTTTCAGGATGCTCCACGCCAGTTCCGCATCCTTGGCCTCGATGGCGGAGACGATTTGCGGACTCTTGCCGCCCGCCATTTTGATGCCGCGCTTGAGAAAAATGGCGGCGGCCACGTCGGCCAGCGGGGCGTCAGCGGGCAATGCGGCCAGCGCGGCGGCCCCATCGGCCTTGATGGATTCCTCGGCAGCGCTCAACAAGGCTCCCCGCGTGGCGTCGGCGGAGGTTCCAGCGGCGTGCCATGCCTTCACGCCCGGCGTATCGCCAAGCTCCGCAAGGCGGTCATCGTATTTGCTGATGCCGGCGGACTCCATGTCTTTAGCCGCCTGCATGATGATGCCATTCGCCGCTTGGCTGGCTTTGTAAAGCATGTCAAGTTCCCGCCTTGCGTCGGCTTCGTTGCCGATGCCGGCCTTGCCTAGCAGGTCATTGGCGGCGTCAACGGCAATTTGAAGCGCGGCGGCGGCGGCGCCGAAGGAGCGCACATAGGCATCAATCAGCGCCTGATCGGTTTTTTGCTTTGCGACATTGGTTTCTGCGTCGATCCCTAGTTCCTTCAACATTGCGTCTTCATCCTCGGCGCTGGCCGTCGATGTTTCCTCGGCCACGGTGTAACCAGCGGCGCGCAACTGCTCAATGGTGGATTCCGCATGAGCGGCCAACACCTTGCCGCCATCGGCGCCCGGAGTGGCATTGAGTTCTTTCCACGCCTTTTCTCCCTCCGGCGTGTTCGGGAAGAACGAGGTGAAAAGGCCGTCGGCGCTGCGCCGATAGGAAATGTCAGTCTTCTGTCGCGCCGCCCGCGCGCGCTTCGTCTCCATCGCCTTCGCTGTCGCCTCCGCATGCACCTCGGCGGCGAATCCTTCCGGGGTCTTTCTCAGGTCATCGGCGATACCGTTCATGGCCCAGCCGGCAACGTTCTTGCCCGCGCCGACGTGCGTGAAAGTCGGCTGCGCCTCCATGTCACCCTTGTAGAGCCGGGCATCGGCAGGATTGCGGCTCTTCCAGCCGAGCGCACGCAGCGCGTTGCGCACGGCGACAATGCGCTCTTGGAAGAAGGCATCGAGCCGGTCTTGCCACGACATTTGCAGGCCGGAATCAGCCATGACCTTGGCGTAGTTCTCGGGCGTGGTCGGGTCGAAATCCGGCGCGGCCAAATCATCGTCTTCATCTTCACCTGGGAATGCCGCCTCGATCGCCGCTTCGTGCTTCTTCAGCTCGTCAGGGTGAGCCTCAAAGTATTGCTCCAGCTCATAGTCACGATTGGACGCCAAATATTCCGGCGAAAACGTGCCTTGGCGAGCGTATGTCAACTCGTCGTCCATCTTGCGCCGAATCTCCAGGGCGGCCTCACGCCGGGCTTGCTCGTCCGCGGCGGGCGCGGCCTGGGTCTGCTGCGCCTGCCGATCTTCGGCGGCCTGCTGGGCAACCTCCAATTCGTTTTGCGCGCTGGCCAGCTCGGTTTCCAGCGCGGCGATTTCGTCCTTGAGGGACTGCACGCTCTGAATGCGCTCGGCGCGCCGGGCGTTCTGGCGCGCAAACAGCGCGCTGTTGCGTTCGGCCAGGCGCATCACGCGGCGCGCCACGTCAAACAGGTTCAAATCCGCGCCGCGCTCGGGCGCGACAACGATGGTGATGTCTTTTTTGTTGAGGAGCCATTTCCACGAAATGACCTCATCGGTTGGCGCGATCCGGGTTGATTTGGCGTCCGGGTTGTGAAAATAGATGCTCACCGTCTGGCCGTCGGTCAGCTTGAAGAGCGCCACCACGTTGGTAACGCCGCGATAGCGGAACGGCTGTGTGATCTGCACGTCCTCGGTCTTGACGGCGCGGCCGGTGCGATCGAGCACCCGGCGCAGCAAGTCCATGCGCCGTTTCAGGCGCGCGAACGGCGACACCAGCGCATCCAGGGTCAGCACTTCGTCGGCTTCTTCCAGAATTTCGGCCTCGCTCACCGCGTCCAGCATCAGGCCCTGGCCCGCATCGGATCGGCGTATCTGGTAGAGCACCTGATCGAGCGAAACGTCATAAGGCAGGCCGGTTTCGTTGTTCCACTGAATTTTTCGGGTCATGGTTTCCAGTCCATCTGGTGGCAGGGCTTCGGCGCGCAGCGGCGCGCTCAGGTCGCCATTGCGAAGCCACCACCGCAGTTGTGAAATTGATAGGGGCACGATGCTTTCCAGCCCGTCCCAGTCGCGCGAATAGCTTTGCTGGTAGGCCAGCCGGGCGGATGGCTCATCCGGGAAGGCAAGCAAAATTTTGTGTTCGTCGAACCGACCGCCCACGTTCTGGTTGACCACGTAGGCCATCTCGCTTTGCGGGAAGAAGCCGACAAAAACATCCATGTTGTCGCCGTCGGCCCCCTTGATGCCGTTGATGTAGCCGTAGTGCGCCGCCAGCCGGCATGTCCAGCGCCGGCCTGTCTTGGCGTCCATGCCGGTGCGATACGTTCCGCGCGGCGATTCGATGGCGATCGGCAGGCCGTAGAGCGTGAACCGGCCCATCTTGTAGTTGCCGGCCTCCAGTTGGGCATCGGTGGGCGGAGGCAAGCGGTTTTGACCCAAGGCCCCGCCATGCGCGCCGCTTTCGATGTGCAGAAAGGTCTGGTTACTCATCCAGGCCATCGTATGGGCCGAGCTGGCGCCCAAACGGGGCGGTTTTCCGCGCCTTGCTGGCAGGCCTGATCTTTGTGCTGAAAACCATAGAATCTGCGCGCCAGTGTTGTCCGGGTGGGTAGCCAGGCCGGCCCGGACACAATCGTCCAGAGCCGCCGGCTACCTTGAGTAGGGCTGCTGGCTCTTTTCACGCAAGCGATCAGGAACCGGTGTTTTGATTCGCTATTTCATGGTTACGCGCCCAGAACGTCATGACAATGGGCGCGCAGAAGTTCATAGAACATTTCCGAAGCAGGAGGAACGTCATGGAAATACTCGTTTTAGTTTTATTGCTGGTCGCGGCGCTTGGCATCATTCTCGGGATGATCAAGCCTGGCATCGTTATCCGATGGGGAAGCAGTAAGACCAGAGGCAAGGTGCTTCTTACATACGGCCTTGTATTTGTTACCGGTGTTGTTCTTGCAGCCGTCATTGCGCCAAGCGACATTGATGCCGGTAAAACGGCGCTTGCGCAAGGCGATTACAACGCAGCAGTTACTCATCTCAAAGCTGTAAAACCATCCGATCCAGGTTATGCCGAAGCGCAAAAACTACTCCCCGATGCAACAGAAAAATTTGCCGCATCAAAACTCAAGGCGGCACAAGCAGCCGAAGCGTCTGGAGATCACGCGAAAGTTATTTCGCTGCTGACGGACTACCCGCCCGGCGCCGTTGACTCGGAAAGCGCCTCGAAAATGCTGGCGCAAGCCAAAAACGCAGCAGCCACCGCAGAGCGCGAACGTAACGAGCAAGCGGCACAACGTGCCGCGCAGGCACAGGCGGACAAGGCTCAACGTGAAGCGCAGGCACAGGCGGACAAGGCTCAACGTGAAGCACAAAGGCAGCAAGAAGCAGAAAGCACACTTTCGCATGACAAATTACTATTGGCCTCTATCGAGACAAACGCATATGGATATTATCATACGCTGATTTTGCAGTCTAAAGTTAATGATATTACAATCAAATCAGTAAAAATGAACCGAGGGAATTGCAACGCGGAAAAAGATTACAAAGGCGTGCTCCCGGCCAAACTAAAGTTTGGCGATACGCTAAGATTAGCAACTTGCAAGTCTTTGATAGAAGCAAGCATTGTTACTGACAAGGGGCGTCAGGATTTTGAATGGGAGCAATGATTGCCGTTATCACGCCACGGCCGAGGGCGCATGAAGCGCCGCGATCTGCTCGCGCACCTCGGCAATGGCCGTCTTGAGCGCATCGCGTTTTGCAACAAGCGCTTGCTCCATCTTCGGCGCCGCCGTGCGGATGCCCAGGGGCAATCGCACCTTGACCAGGGACATCAGCTTTTGAAAGCGCGAGCGGCCCGCGTCCATCGCCTGCGTGATTTCGGCGATGGCCTGAACGTGGTCGTCTTGGCTCTTGATCGGCAGCGCCTTGCCGTTGAGCAGCACCTGATAAATGTCGCCGGTCTGCTTGATGCGCATCGTCACGCGCTGCGAGTCGGCAAAGGTCAGGCGCATTTCCTTGTAGGTGATGCCCGCGGAACGCTTGATGGCGGCTGGAATTTCCATGTGCACGACATTCGCGCCGGCGCGCGCGAAGTAGCGCACGGCCTGTTTGGCCGCTGGGGATTTGTCGGTCAGCGTGGAGAATTTAAAAACCAGGTTGTCCATGATGGGCAGTCGTTCAGTGAGTGTGGTGGTTGCTGTTGCCGGCCCCGTCCATGACGGCGCCGCTGGCGTTGATGTTTCCGGTAACCGAGACATTCCCGGTGATGCTGGTGGCGGCCCCTGCGCCAGCGCCCGCGCCTTGCACGGACAGCCCGCCTGCCACGGATTGATTGCCCGTCAGCGTGGTTTGCGGGGCGTCAATCACCACCAGCGGCGCTTTCAGCATGATCAGGGTGTCGGATTGGATCAGCACGTCCCCTTTAGCGATCAGGGCCATCAGCTTTTCGGCGAGCAGCTCAACATTTTTATGATGCCATCGTCGCCAGTCAGCGGAATTGCCGGATTGGGGGTTGCGGTAACCCTTGATGACCGGATAGCGCGCGTCGCCGCCGGTGAACTCGACCCAGACGGTATCGCCGGGCGTGATCTCGATTTCGGTGGTGTTCGCGCCATTGCGCGATTTATCGCCGATGCTGTACATGATTTCGGCATTGGGCAGCGCCTCGCCGCCATCGGTCAGGCCCAGCACTTCGACCCGGCACATCCGGCTGGCCTGGTCGTAGGCGCGTACCACGGCCGGCCAGGGGCCGATCAGCAAACCGTAATCGCTGGCCGCCATCATTGCTCCAGGCCGCCCAACCAAAGCTGGGTGTAGGTGTTGTTGGCGCCGCCGGCGTCGGAATCCGATGCGAAGGTGTGCGCCGCCGTAATGACGGCCAAAGCGGTTCCATCGGCGCACGCCACCAGGTCGCCGGCGCAGACGTTGATGTTGTAGTTAATCCGGGTCTTCTTTCGGAGCACCAGGCAGCGGGTCATGTTGCGCAAGCGCTGAGCATCCTTGAACGGGGTGTAGCGCAGCGCGCGGGGCTTGTCCTGATTGCCCAGCACCGCCGCGCCGGAGTCATCGAGCGAGAGGAACCACGGCACCTCATGGCGCTCCAGAAAGCCGCTGTCCAGGTCTTGCGCGGCGTTGCCCGGAATGGTCATGGCCGGTTTCTGTTTGAACAGGTCGGGCAGCCGCATGAATTGCAGCTTGCCGTTTTTCCAGCGCACCACGCCACCTTCCTCTTGCAGCGCGCGCGCAATGTGGAAGGTGGGCGTATCGCCCACATAGCAGTAAAAGCGCGGCACCGGAAAATCCGCGTCCACCGCGCGCAGGGTTGCGCCGGCGGCCCGGTAGATGGCCGACAGGGCGGAGTTTTCCTTGACAATGGCGCGGCTGCGCACAAAGGCGGCGCTTTGGCAAGCGTCCAGCAGCGCCGTGACGCGGATCGCCGCCAGCTGCCTGTCGCCCTGGGTGAGGCGCCCGACAGTGCGCTCGGACTTGACGATGCGCATCGTGTCGCCGCTGTTGGTGGAAAGCGTCTGGCCCACGGCCAACATCTTTTCCAAGCCGTCGTCCCCGGCGCGAATCCGCGCCTCCAGCGTCACCGGAACCGGCGCCAGGTCGTTGCGCAACACGGCCGACTGGATCAGGTCGCCGCGAATCTGGTTGCCGTTGGCCATCACCAGGATCATGGCTACACCGTCAGGATGGGCATGGAAAACGCCTTGCGCGGCATCTCGGACTCGGCCTGGGTAATCTCGGCGGCGATTTCGCTCGATGACCGCCCAAAGGGGTCGGCGCCCATGACGCGCGAGGCTTCCAGTTGCAGCGCCGTTTCGCGCTCGACGTAGAGCAGGAACAGCGGGCGGATCAGCGCCCATTCGCTGTCGCTGATACCGGTCTGCGCGTCAATATCCGGCAGCGGAGCGGCGGCGCCGCGCGAGCTGATGGCGCCAAAACCGGCGTAAAACCGCGCAGCGGCCACCAGTTGCGCCAGCACGGCCTGGCCGTCCAGTAAATTGCCGGCGGGCCGTTCCTCTTCGGCAAAGCGCCGCGCCAGTTCGGCGAGTGTGGCCATCAGCGGTAATTGGTCGAGTTGCCCTCTTCGATCTCGCCGAAGTAGTGGTAGAACATCGTGCCGTTGAACATCAGCGGCTGCGAGCGGTTCTCCCAATCCCGGTCGAGCGGGTCGCACCGAATGAAGCAATCGACGATGCGCTTGTAGCGCAGGTATTTGACGGGCGTGCCCTCGTAGATTTTGGCGTTGAAGTACCCGCCGTTCATGATGATGCCGATGAGCATCTTGTCGATGCTGCCGACCACGGTTTCCTGTAGCGAAACCTGGCCTTGCTGGGCAACCTCCAATTGCTGCGATTGCCACTGCTTGGCTCCCAGCGCCGTGGGGATTTCGATCTCTCCGGCCGGTGTCACGGTGGGCCACGGGCACTGTTTGGCGAGCAGCCAATTGCCCTCGAAACCCTCGATTTCGAAAGCGAAATCGCTGGCAATGACTTTCGCGCCGATGGCGACGGTGGAATCGTAGAAACCCTTGAGATAGGCTGAGGTGGAGACGGTCATGGTGGAAGGCCCTTTGATTGAACTTACGGCACTCTATGGCCCCATCCGGGTTTCCGCAGGGCCTGTTTTCCGCATCGCTACCGCGTTTTCGCTATCGCCTTGGCCACAATGACGCTGGCGCGAATCACGTCATTGAGGCGCTCCACGATGGCGCCCAGCATCTTCATTTCCGCCTCGCGGACTTTCCGCCAGTCCTCGAAGGGTTTGTCGTTGAAAAAGCGCCGAGCCACGCTGGGCGCCGTGCGCAGCGCGTCGGGCAGCGGGGTGTGGGCGTACAGGCTCAGGCTAGAGGCCAGATTCATCAGGCCGCTCGACCAGCTCGCGCGCCAATCGGGGGAGGCAGGAATCAACCGGAAATCGTGCCGGCGGCAGGTTCGCTGCCGCCCCTCCTTTGGGCAGGGTGATGATGCCGTCGCGGTCGAATTCGACCCGGAACAGGTGGTGCAGCTTGTCCCGCCCGTCCAGATACAGGCCCATCAAGCGCTCAAAATCGCTGGCGGGGTAGGCCGCGAAAACCCGCATCCGTTCCACCAGGAACTTATCGAAGGCGTCGCCGGCGCCATCCTTGCCGGACGCCTCGGGGACGGTTTCGCCCTCGCGCACCATCTGCGCGGCCATCGCGCCCAGCAGCCAGTGCAAGCGCCCGGTGGCGTTTTCCACCTCGCCGGCCATGCGCTCGATCGACTCGGCCATCGCGCCCGTCAGGTGGCGCATGTGCCAGGCATCGCTGCCCACCTCGCCCACCTCCAGCAGCGGCGCCATCGTTTGCATGTCGGCGCCGCCGTCCAGATAGTCCGAGTAGCGCCCGGCCCCCACTGAAAAATCCGGGCCGTCTTCAGCCGTGGCGGCCAGATAGTGCGCAACGGCCAGCGTGCGCTCCTGCACCGTCCACGACGCCGGGTCTTCGATACCCTGCACCGATTCCACGGCCCGGCGCAAAAACGCGGTGCAGGCGGCCTCTTCATGGTGTAGCGGCATTGCGGCCAGGGCCAGAGAATCGCCGATGGTCAGTTCGCGCAGTTGCAGCGTCAGGCGCCGGGTGCGCAGCGGGGGGAAATGGATCATGTGTGCATTCCTGTTATGGGGACGGCCCGGCTCCGGGCGTTGCGGCCCAATCCTTGCCATCCCATGCGGTCAGGGTTCCCAGCGTCATCGGGACGGCCAGCTCGACATAGTTGCCGCTGCTGTCGATGGGCGAATTCATCGGCTCGCTGATGAGCTCGATGACCAGGGGAGAGTAGGTGCGCCCCTTGTACCAAAGGGCTATTTGTGTCGGCGCGTCGGACGGCAGAAAGGCGTTGATGAACTTTTCCGTGGTGGGCCTGCCCTGGTTCTTCAAGTCGATCAGCCGGGCAAGCATTGAACCGTCCGCGCCCAGATGCCGGGGCAGCGCCCAGGTCATCAACTGGTTGAACGGCGTCATGACCTCATCGGCGGCGTTTTTCCACGCGCGAAACAGCGCCGTCAACTGGATTTTGCTCGGCTGCATCCCGGTAAACACCTGAGTCGAGTTCAACTTGGTGATCCCGGTTTTTCCACCGAACTTCTTCATGAACTCTTTGGAATCTTGCAGAAAGTTATCCCAAGCACTGCTCGGTTTTCCTTTTCCGTCGGCGCTTTTGTCTTGCGAACTCCCAATAATGGAGTCGATAAACGGCAGCAAAGTGCCCGATTGAGACATGGCGAGCAAGGTCGGCAATTTCGATTCTGGACCGCTCTGCTCAAACGGACTTTGCCAGTTGAGCACCACGTCCAGGTTGGAGTCGATCAGCGGCGCGCGCACCACGGGGCCGTTTTCCACGGGCTTCCAAGCGTAGCCTCCGCCTTCCTTATCGACCTTCGTTACCTCGTAAAAGTTGGCGATCAAAAAAGGCGACAGGCTTCCCCATTTAGAGCTTGCCGGGCCGCCTTGCAAGCTCGGCGGCGTGTTGCCTGCTGACGGGGGATTGGTGGCCATTGCAAAAAAGGGCGCTACCGCGCATTTACGCGGCAGCGCCTAAACTCCAGAGAGGAGAGGAGAGAAAAGAAAAAGAGAGGGCTGTTTCACTTCATGCGCCGGGCCATCGCGCGAGACGAATGACTCTTGCCGCGCGCCTTGCGGCTGGCCACCTTTTGGGCAGCCGACAGCCGCACCTTGCCGGTGATGTGCTTTTTGATGCGCCCGCCGCGCGCCGAATCGAGGGTTTCCGAATCGCCGTCGTCCGAGAACACGAAATCATCAATGCTCTCTGCCGCCTGGTCTTCCCCCTCGGGCAGGGCCTGCGCCACCAGGTCGCGCACGCGCTCGGCGGTTTCATCGTCCCAGTCGTTGAGCAGAGCGCCGGCGTCGTCGTCGGTAACCCCCAGACTGACCAAGTAGTCCCAGGCGGCATTGAGCGCCACCTGGAGCACGGCCCGATCGTCTTCGGTGATGTCACCGTCCTTGTTCGGGTCGGCCACGCCCACCATCAGCGCCTGGAGACGGTCGGCGCAGGTTTCGCCGTCGCCCAGGTCGTCGGTTTCGGCCCACTGCTGGACAGCGGCCACGGCGGACAAGCTGATGTCATCGGCGGCATGGCTGGCGGCATCGGCGTCCGGGGTCGCGGCGGGAGTCTCGCCGGCATCGTCCAGCATTTCGCCGCGGCGGTTTTTGCCCTTGCTCTTGGCGGCGGGCGGGTCACGGCGCTGCATCGCGGCGCGCAGCAGTTCGGTCATTTGGGTCATGGTTTCGGCTCCAATCAGCGGCTCAGGGTTTGGGTGACAAAGGTTCGGCGGTTGGTGCCGACGTAGCGCACCCAATACGACACGTCCATGTCGTCATAGGGGCGCTGCGCGTTGGGGCGCACGTCGTACAGGGCGGCTTGGCCGCCCATCTCAGGCTCGCTCGACGGCACGATCCAGCCGGATGCCTGCGCGTCCTTGAACAAATCCTTCAGGAAGTCCTTGGTTTTGTTCACCGCCACATCCATCGGCTGTTGCAGGTTGTCCTTGGCCGCGCGTGTTACCGCGTCGTCGATGCTGGTGGACATATCGGCCACCGCGATCAGTTTCCGCAGGCTTTGCTCAACCGGCGCGCAGGTCAGCGAATCGAAAAAGACGTAGCGCCCGCCGCCCGTGTAGGTCTCGTAAATGACCGGGTTGATCTTGGCGCGCGCCAGCGCGTTTTTCTCTTGATCCTGGAGCGCCCAGGTTTGTACGATGCCGGTGCGCTGGACCGGCCAGTTGCGCCCGGCGATCGGGTAGTTTTTGGGCGCAAAGCCTTTGGCGTTCGTTGCGGCGTTGCGCAGGCAGGCGTAGGCGATGTTGAGCGTGGCCGTGCCGAAATACCCTTTCGGGTTGACGCCGGTCGGATCGTCGCTTTTGAGCGGCGCCCAGAAGGCGTGCAGCAGGTGTGCCGTCGGGCTGGCGCCCATGTTGAGCTGGTTGACGAACGCAATGGCCGCGTCCGGCGTCAGATTGCCGGGCACGTCAAAACGCAATTGGCGGTTGGTATCAAACGCCAGTTGCGCCAGTTGCGCCAGCAGCGCGGGCGATTGCGAGCCTCCGGCCGAGATGTAGGCGTAGTCAAAAGGCGTGTATTGCAGCTTGACCCTGGCGCTCACGTAGTCCTGCGTGGTGTAGGCCGTTCCGCCCTCGGAAAAGCACACCAGCACGCCCGACTTGGCCCACTTCTGGCGGCCATTGCCGTCATAGCCGTAGGCGTCCGAGTCGGGGGTGATAGCCGCCGCGGCGTCGGTCACCCCCACTTTCAGCTCGAGCGCGTCGGTTTGGGAGTGCACCACGTCCGGCAGGTAATTGGAGTTGCCGACATCGTCCTTGGAGCCGAGCTTGAGCGAGCCGTAAAACTCGTAGAGCAGGTTTCCATCCGCATCCCGCAGGCGCAGCGTCAGCTTGTCGTTGGGGGCGTCAACACCGGCAGCCTGCACCGAGTCGGCGCGCAATTCCAGCGTGATGCCGTCGTTGTGGCATTCCAGGTGCCTGACCGCCAGCAGGAAGACCCCAGTCGGCTCGGAGTCGGAGACCGAAAAGGCGCTGCTGCCAGCGGCCACCTTGACCACCGCCCACTTGATCGCGGCGGAAGCGGGAGCCAGTCGCTGGACGACGGCCTGATACGCCCCTTTGTTCAGGGCTTCGACCACCTGCACCCATGCTTCGTTGAGCGCATTCAGGCGGACTTGCTCGCCGCTGCCCAGTTTGCGGAACACGGTGCCGCGATCGACGGCGAAAGGACGGTCGATGCGGCCGCGGGTGGCGCGCATCATGATGCCGAACACCTGATCGGCGTTGCCGGCAGCCGGTATTTCGGAGTTGTCAACCAGAGGGTTGAGCTGTACACCCGATTCCGAACCGAGTTGGCGCGTAAAAGCGGTACTCATGATTTTTACCTTTCTGTTTTGGCTTTACTGGCCGGCGGTTTCGCCGGACTGACCATCGCCCACGGGCGCGGCGTCCAGCAAGGCGGCCAGCTCGTCCGCCGATGCGTCAGGGACAAACTCAATGCCCTTGTCCTTGAGCGCGCGCTTGAGCTGCTTGAGGTTCATGCCGTCCGACGGCTTGGGGCCGGCGTTGCCGGCGCTGCCGGTTTCGGCGGGGATTTCTCCGTCGGAAATGGTCACGGCCAGCCGATAGCGGTTGAGTTCGGCCACCTGCTCGATGCTGGAAGTCACGCGCGCCAGCACGTCGGCGCCGGCAATCTGAACGGTCGCCATGCTTTCGGCGGCGTGCGCGACGTGCCGCAGAAACAGGCCGGGCACTTCCGGGAACACCACGTCACGCGGCATGTGGTTTTTGATCGTGAGGGTGAGCGGGTATTGGGCGTCGGCGAATGCGTCGGCCACCAGCTTGTTGGCGTCCTTCCCGGTGAGGGAAGGAGCGCCGATCTTGACAACTTGGGTCATGTTTCAGGCTCCTGGATGGACGCTGGATCAGCGCAGATTGGTCACGTTGATGAGCGCACAGCCCAGCGAGGACGGCCCATGCGGGTTGATCGTGGTGAAGTTGCGCGCGTAAAATCCCGCGCCTTCGCGCAGGTCGTCGCCCGCCAACAGCGGCTTGACGGTCGGCGGCACGGCGTCACCCAGCACAATGGGGTTGCGCGCCGAATCGGTGGCGCGGCCCACGGCCAGAATCTGGGCGCTTTTGCCGTCCGCGCTCTCAGCCACTTCGCGCGGGGTGTAGTACACCTCGTACTGACCGAACAGGCGGCCAATGCGGAAAATGCCGGGCCGCGCGGTCAGGCCGGACGGCTCGAACAGGTCGCTGGGCATGCCCATGAACTGAGAAGCAATGTCCTTGCCGACGTACAGGTGAGTAATTCCGTGGTTGAGGGTATCGACGGCCATTTGCTGCGAGGCCGCCCCCAGCGTGGCGGAGAAGTCCTGCCAAATGCGGGCGCGGTTCATCAGGTTGGAACGCAGCCCCCAGGCGAAGTCATAACTGCTCTGGTTGTTGGCGCCCGCCCGGCGCGCCTTGGCCAGCACGTTGTAATGGCGCTCGTTGGCGAACTGTTTCTGAATGGCGACGATGCTCTCGGTGTACGGGTCGAGCTGCAATTCATTGCTCATCTGGGTGCGCGCGTCGATCGACTGGCGGGTGGTCACGCGCCAGGGGTTGGCGTACAAGCTGAACATTTCCACGGCGGTAATGACCGTCGGGGTCACGCTCGAATCGCGCTCGAAATCGACAAACCCTTCCACCGTCACGGGGATGGTGCCGGGCAGCGCCGGGGTGGTGCTCAACGCAAATTCGCCGGTGTCGGTGTTGACCGTGCCGCCGATGACGTAGGTCGTTCCCGCCAGGGTGATGCTGCCGTTGACCGGGGAGTTGCCCACGCCGGCGCTGTCCACGGGTTCCTTGGCCGCCAGTTGTCCGTTGACGAAAACCAACGTGCGACCGCGCAGCAGCTTGATGCCGGGGGCGGCCTGATCGCAGGTGTCGCTGGTGTCCTGTACCGCGGTCAGCTTGCCATTGATGGCGCCGCTGGCATCCGCCGTGTCGGTGTGCGCCCGAGCGGACGAAATGTAGGCGCCGCCGGAATGGGTGCCGTCCAGCAGGGCGTTTTCCTGATAGGCGCCGCAGGTACGGCCAGCCTTGCGGCTGACAATGGCCAAGCGCGCCTCGTTGGAGCCAATGTCGGCCGGCAGATAGTTGGCAAACGGGATCGCCTCGGCAAATGTCGTCAGGATGGAGACGACGGCCCGGTTGGTCTGCAACGAGCCGGGCTCATGGTGGTCGGAGGTGGCCGAGTCCAGCACGGAGCCGTACTTGCGGTGCGCGGCGTCGGTGGTGGCATAGGCTTTGTGGAAGGCCAGTTCGGCCACGTCGGCCGGCACTTCCATTCCGTTTTGCTCTTCGTACACCCGCACGCCATCCAGGATGGCTTGGGTAATCTGCCCGCGCTCTTGACCGCCGCATTCGTCGAATACAGCCTGTAGCGTGGGCGGGACTTTGACCGTGTTGCGGCTGATCGCGCCGGAAACAAAGGTGTTGGCCTCCGCCGAATCAAAGGTGGCGCCGCCATCCTTGGATGCGGCGCTTTCCTTCAGGCCGCTGATGAAGTCGCCCACGGCGGCGGTGGTGCGCTTGATGTTGTCCTGCTGGATGCGCTTGGTCATGTTTTGCCTTTCGCTTTCGGAAGTCACTGGTGGAAATACCGGCGACTGCCGGCGTGGTGGTTTGAACCAAGCCAGTATCAAAGCGGGGTCGCGCGGCCAGAAGGGGGTTTTTCCGTGTTTGCGCGCGGCTGAGAAGCGGCGCCGGGAAGGGGTGTCTGACGCGCCGGGTCAGTTGGCGGCGAGAGAAAGCAACCGAGATGAATTCCGGCTATATGATTGCATTTTTGCAATCAATTAGCTACAATTCAAGCATGAACAGCAAGCACCGCAAGACACTGGAGGCTATCTTTGCCGACCCGGTAAACGGTGGGCTGGAGTGGGCGCGAATTGAGTCGCTGCTGGTAGCAATCGGGTGCGAAGCGCGCGAAGGAAAAGGGTCTGCGGTGGCCTTCCACAAAGACGGGCATATCCTGCGCGTCCACCGCCCGCACCCCGGCAAAGATGCGCTTCGCTACCGGGTCATTGATGCACGCGATTTTCTTCAAGAAATAGGAGTGAATCCATGAACACCATGACATACAAAGGTTACATTGCCTCGATGGAATACGATGCTGTCGATAAAATCATCGTTGGACGCATCATCGGAATCCGCGACACCGTCTCGTTCCACGGAGAATCCGTCGCGGAATTCGAGGCGATGTTCCACGAATCCGTCGATGGCTACATTGATGACTGTCGGCATTTTGGCAAGGAGCCAGACAAGCCCGCCAGTGGCAAACTCATGCTTCGCGTTTCGCCCGAAGTTCATGGCGCGGCTTTGAGAGCGGCCAAAGCCCACGGCAAAAGCCTCAACCAGTGGGCGGCCAGCGTGCTGGAAGCTGCCGCGCAATCGGCGTAAAAAAGGCAAACTCTGAAGTCAGCTCGACAGTTGATATTACATGCAGTATCATTCAGCTTGTGAGCACCGCCACCAAGATACTTGAATCCATGCAGGCCAATCCCAAAGGGGATTGGCAGCTCGAACATCTGCAAACCGTGGCGCGCCAGCATGGCATCGACTGGCGGCACAAGGGTTCCAGCCATTGCGTTTTTACGTGGGCCAACGGGCGCAGCTTGGCTATTCCCTCTCGCCGTCCGGTCAAACCTATCTATGTCATGCAGTTTGTCCAAATGCTGCTGGAGGTCTGAGCTATGAGCAATCTTGATAACTACCCTTTTGAAATTCGCCTGCTCACTCAAGATGAAGGCGGGGGTTACCTGATCTCTTACCCGGACTTCAACGTCTGTATCTCCGACGGCGAGACGGTGCAGGAAGCCATCGCCAATGGCCGCGAAGCGCTTGCAGCAACCATTGAGACATTGCAAGAACGCGGCTTCCCTGTGCCAGCGCCGGGCAGCGGCGGCGTGGCATCGGGAAAATTCATCACGCGCGTGCCCAAGAGCCTGCACGCCGCGCTGACGGCGCGCGCCAAAATGGAAGGCGTCTCGCTCAATTCGATGGTACTAACGCTGATTGCGCAGGGCTTGGGGCGTGCCCAGCAACAAACGGCAACCTGAGTGCCTTATAGGGCCACCGGCTACGGCCAGGCCCTGGGGTTCATGTCCCAGCGGGCAGGTGCAAATCGTCACGCCGGTTGGCGACGTAGCGGGTCGTGTACGGCGGAATGTTGGAGGTGGTTTCCAGCGCGACGATCTCGAAGGCCAGCCGCGCCGGATTTGGCCCATCGCCCAGCAGCAAATACACCACGTCGGTCACGCGCGGCTCGAACCATTCCGGCTCGCCTGGCGCGCCTTCGGGTTCGATCAGGAAGCGGAACTCGTCGCCGCTGCCGGTGTTGGCGTCGCGCCTGTCCATCATCGGCGCCGGGCCGAACGCCTCTGCTTGAAGCGCGTATCCGTTGCCGGCGTGCTCGTATTCAAAATCCTCTTCATCCGCGCTGTGCAGGACGGCCAGGCCGCCCAGCGTCGGGTTGCCTGCCACGGTTGCCTCGCCCCCGCGCCGGATGACCTTGCGGTACACCTCGCAGTTGTAGGTGTTCGGGTGATTGATTACCACGTTGCGCGCCATCCGGTTGATGGCTTGCGGGACGTTGTTGAGCATCGTTTACCTCTTCTTTATGTTGTGCTGCTGGGCCTGGGCCAGCAGTGCCATGACCTGGTCGGGCGACATGCGAAACTGCGCGCCCAGCATTTCAGCGGCCGATTTCATGGCCCGGCGGGTGGCGGCGGCGGGTTTCTTGGGCAGCGGCAGCGTGCGCGCGTTGCCGGCCTTCCGGGCCGCCGCGCGGACGATCTTGGCGCGTTCCTTGGCGGCGCGTTCCCGCTGGGCTTGCGCGCGCTCGCGCGCGGCCTGGCGCCGGTGCATCGTGGCGGCCACGTCGGACACACCCTCTTGACCGGCTTGCTGCTCGGCATCCTTTTGCGTGGCCTGCACGCGCACGCGGTTGTCGTCGCGCAAACGGGCCTTGTCGATGATCTTGGCCAGAAAGCCCTGCACAGCCGGCGAGCTTTCGACCTCGGCCATGACGCGCAGGATGTGTTTGCACGCCACGCCGCCCAGATTCGGGTTGCGTATCTTCGGGTAACCCGTCTCGTCTCGCCCGGCATTGAATTTGCCGATGGTGGCGATATAGCGGAACCAGTAGCGCCATCTCCCGCAATCACACTCGATCTTGAGCGGCTCGCGGCACATCCAGGCCGCCGATTTGAGGGCGTCCCCGCGCGCGCCGGAGGCTGCCGATGCGTAGGACATGAAATCGACCATGACGTGGTGGTGTTTCACGTCCGAGTTCGGCCCGGCGTTGGTGATAAACCGCACCCGTCCGCTTGCCGCCGCCACGGGAACCGCGGTGCGAATTTCGTGGTTGGCCCGCTCCCGGTCAGCGACCAGCGACAGATCGAGCACCTGCCGGGCGCGGATACCGCCCTTGTAATGGCCCTGCACTTTGCGGATGTTGTGCTGGAACGTGTACAGGTCGTCGCGCGTGATCGGGCGCACCGCTCCACCCAGGGTGGTGACCAGCGTCCGGTGGGCGTCATATTCGCCCTGAACATCACGGGCGCTCAGGATGATCGACTTGGGGTCTTTGCCCACCGCCAAGCGCTCCGCCGCATCCTGGGCGGCGCGCGCTTTCTGCTCGGTGGCGGAACCGCGCAGCTTGGGCAGCCAACGGGTATCGAAGCTACCGGCCATTACCGCCTCTTTTTTTCAGCGTCAGCATGGCTCAGTCCACCGCCCACGTTGGCGCGCCCTTGTCGCGGTAGGCGGCGATCGACTCAAACCCGGTGCGGCGCTTGATGGCGATCAGTTGCACTTGATTGGGCAGCACCAAGCGCTTTTGCGGCAGGGGCTGGTAAACGTAATCCAGCCCGGCGGCGGCCATGACGGCCAGAAATTCATCGCGCCGGCCGTAAACGCGCTGCGAAACCAGCGTCAGGTCGTTGACCTCGCCCGCCTTGACCTCGTAGAAGATGGCCGACGTGTCCCACGGCTTGGCTGTTTCAGCGAACTTGCGCACCTCGCGGTAAAAGGACTTGGCGGCCCGCGTGTCTTGGTCGAGCATGGCGGCGGCCTCAGATGGTCACGATCTGGCCCCGCATCAGGCGGCGCTGAAAGTCGGCCAGGTCGGCGGCCATGCTCACGGTGCGGGAAATGGTGTCCGAGCGCACGGCATACCAGCATGTGGCCAGCGCGGCCATTTGGGCGTTGGTGATCGAGGTGGAAATCCGGTAGCGCGTATGCCCGCTTGCCGATAGGCCCTCTTGCTCGATGGCGTTTTCCGGGGTGGCCCGAGCCGCGCGCTTGGAGAACGCCAAACGCGAACTTTTGCCATCGCTGGCCAGCCCGGTTTTGAGGGACTGAAACGCGGCGATGGCCGCTTCCAGATGATCCTCTTCCGTGAAAAGGCTGTCGCGGGTCAAGTCGGGCTGGTTGGTCAATACGATGCAGCCCGCGCGGCGTTCGGCGCGATAGGCCGCTTCCGTGTCGATTACCAGCACGCGCGCATCGGCGTCATAGGCGGAAAACAGCGTGCACGCGGCGGAGCCGTAACCGGTGAAGGTGGCTTGAATCGGGATCACGGCGCCCCCTCTTGCGTTTGATCTTCGCCTTCCGCCGCGACGGTGTAGGTGCGCAGGTAGCCGTCAGGCCCGCCAGTACCGCTGGCGATGCCGATTTTTTGCACCACCGGATAGCCCGCCGGGTCGTCGGTGCCGGGCGTGCCCTTGCCGTCGTTGGGCTGGCCGGCTTTTGGCGCATCGAACAGGGGTATCTGCGCGCGCAAGGTCAGGTTGACCGCCAGAATGCTCAGGTTGCGCGCGTCGTTGGGAACCGAGACGGCCGGCACGTCCGGCGTTTCGAGTTGCACCGGCCAATCCATATCCTGCCCGGCAAAGCGATGGCGCGCGACAAAGCGCCGGTTGGGCGTGGCGTCCATGAACAGCAGCAGCTGGGAGGCCAGCGAGCGGGCTGACGGCTCGTCCGTGGCGAAGATCACGACCTGGGCGGGAATGTCGCCCGACACGGCGCGCAGCCCAAACATGCGCTGCTTGGGATCGCCGGGGATCACGACCATTTGCCGGTCGGCCACCTGGCGGGTGTAGTCGCGCCCGGTGGGCGTGTAGTCTCTGGCCATTGCCACCAGGATCACGGGCATTTCCGGCGGTTGCGTAGGCGCGCCGGTAGTGTCGGCGCGCATCCACAGACCGAGCATGTCTTCGGCGGCATCCACCATCCGCGCGGGCGCCCACGCAATGCTTTTGTCCAGCCCGCGCGCAACGAACCCGCCCAGCGGCTTGGTGGTTGGGGTCAGCGATGCGTAGTAGCGGGCCATGTACTGGCCGAACGCTTCTTTGACGGGTTGGAGCATGACGCGCGCTTTATCCGAGGCGGGCGTACTGGCCCTTCAACCGCCTGTACTCGGGCGGCATCGGCGCAGCCGGCTTGCCGGAATCCGGGCTGACAAAACCGGGCAATTCAGCCGAATCCAGAAACGCCTGTGTGTCGCGCCGCAATCGCTCGGCGGCGGCAACGCCCAACACCAGCGGTGCAATCGGCGGGGCGGCGGCGGCATCCAGCGCCGCTCCGGCCGTCATGCCCGTGGACGCGGTCAGCATCGACAAAAGCTGTTCGTTTTCGGCGCGCAGGTGCTCGATAACCTCGTTGGCGCGGTCGCGTTCGATGTGCAGACCGTCCAGCACACCGATCATGGACTGCACCCGCTCGCGCTGCTCGGCGTCGTACACGTCGTCATAGGTCAGCCCCGCGCCAGTCAGGACGGCCATGCCGCCGGAGCCAAAGGCATCATCGAGCGTTACGCCGCGAAACGAGTTGTCCAAGAAGTTTGGCTGGGTGACGTAATCAAAGCCGTAGAACTGCGGCGGGCGGTCGGTGATAGCCGACGAAAAGCCGCCCACTTTGCTCTCCCACAGCTTGGCAGCCAGCTTGCCGGAGGCGGTATCGAGAAATTCGGCCCGGTGCTCCACGTTGCCATCATGGTCGGCTTTCAGGTAGGTGGTGACAAGGGCCGGCTCCACTGGTGCGTATTTGCCGCCTTCAATGCCGGCCTCCACCGGGGCCATCCCGTAGCGCACACGCGGCAAATGGCCGTAGTAGCCAATCATCCCGCGCGACGCCACCGTCTCCTGGCACTCCGGGCTGTTGATCATGTCGCAAACAAGGCGGACGTTGAAATTGCGGCGCTGGCCGGTGTACTGGCGGCCACGATCCTTGAGGTTGTAGCGGATGATGGGCGTTTCCATGTGCAAGTCCAGTCAATAGAGGTACTCGCGCCATGATTGCACCTGGCTGGTGGCGCGGGGAGGGCGTTTTTCCGTGGCGCTTCTTGTCTTGATATGGCGGGATGGTGGTTATAATACCCACCATGAACAGCAGAGACCTCATCAAGCTGCTTGCACAGGACGGCTGGACGCTGCGCGGGGTCAAGGGCAGCCACCATGTGTTCGTGCATCCAGTCAAGCCGGGTCATGTAGTCGTGCCGCATCCGCGCAAAGACCTGGGTATCGGCTTGGTGAGCGCCATTCTCAAACAGGCGGGTCTTGGCTGAACAACGGGAGTTATCGCATGAAATTCACCATCACCATCGAGCCGGGCGGCGCCAAGCACGCCTTTGGTGTTGTCGTTCCTGATTTGCCGGGCTGCTTCAGTGCCGGGGATACTTTGGAAGAGGCCATGACCAATGCGGTCGAGGCCATTGAACTAGCGGTTGAAACCATGATTGAGGACGGGCAACAGATTCCCGCGCCCGAACCCATTTCGACCCATCAAAAAAAGCGCGAGTACAAGGGCTGGATTTGGGCTGTGGTGGATGCGCCTGTCGAGAAGTTCTTTGGCCCCGCCGAGAAGATCAACATCACGGTACCGCAAGCGATCCTCACGCGCATTGACAGCTACGCCAAAAGCCGCGGCCTGAGCCGCAGCGGCTTTCTGGTCGATGCTGCGCGGCGCGCAATGGGTGGCGTTTGAAGGCTGCAATGACTGACCATGAAGCGCGCTGGAATCAAGAAGGGATGAAATGAGCTGGCCTGGGGTTTTGAACTCCTCGTTCATCGCAGAATCGTTGTAGCATGCAACCTGACCGTTTTGTCAAACTGAACAAAAATGCTTGACTACCGGGCTGCCGCAGTAGTTGCAAAAACGAACGTTTTTGCAACAATTACACAACGCCGGCAGTTCCAAGGGCTTGATGTTTGCAAAAAGGTATTGCATAATACAAACCATTGGCAATAGGTTTTTGAACAGCTACATGCCCACAATCAGCACCTTTTACGGCATCCTGATCCAGATGTTCTGGAGAGACCATGCGCCACCGCATTTCCATGCGTTGTATGCCGAGTGCGAGGCGTTGATCGACATTCGTACCCTGGAAGTCATAGAAGGCGGCCTGCCGCGCCGCGCCCTGGCGCTTGTATTGGAATGGGCGCAGGAACATCGCGCCGAGCTTATGAAGGACTGGCAACTGTGCGAACGCAATCAATTCCCCATGAAAATCCAACCGCTGCCTTGACGCCAGCCATCCAGCCGCGTATGCCGTGGCGCGTGTCGTCCGTACAAGCGCTGCCCGGCCACAGATTGAGTGTGCATTTCGTCGATGGCACGCAAGGCTTCATCGACCTGTCGCATCTGGTGCACGCGCCTGACGCCGGCGTCTTCGCCGCGCTGGCCGACCCGGCACTGTTCGAGCAAGTCTTTGTGGAACGCGGCGCGGTGACATGGCCGGGCGAGATTGATCTGGCGCCCGATGCGATGTACGCGGAGATTCTTCAGCCAAAACCCGATCTGAAGCAACCATGAACCTTGGCTACGCCCGCGTCTCCACGCAAGAACAGGACAACAGTGCGCAAATCGCCGCCCTGAAACAGGCCGGCTGCGAGCGCATCTTTGAAGAGAAGGCATCGGCTGGGCGCTGGGATCGCCCGGAACTGCATCGCCTGCTCGACCAGCTCCGGCCAGATGATGTGCTGGTAGTGTGGAAGCTCGACCGGCTTTCGCGCTCGCTCCAGGATTTGCTGATGCTGCTGGAGAAGGTCAAGCTCGCCGGAGCAGGGTTTCAAAGCTTGACCGAATCCGTCGATACGACAACCCCGGCCGGTCGCATGATGATGCAGATTGTCGGTGCCTTCGCCGAGTTCGAGCGGGCCATGCTGCGCGAGCGCACGCGCAACGGTTTGCTGGCCGCCCGGCAGGAAGGGCGCATCGGCGGGCGCCCTCCGAAGCTCACGGCGGTACAGCAACAAGAAATTATCAGCCTGGTCAAGTCGGGCCGAAAAACCCCGTCCGCCGCCGCCCGGCTGTTTGGCGTGCATCCGTCATCTGTGACGCGGCTTATGACCAAACACGGCGCCTCGGCATAAGCCGAGAGCCGCTTTGACTGCCCGATGATGATCTTGAGCGCGTGCGCGAACTCATCATGCGGCAGGCGACCGGGCAGTCGGCGAGCCTATCATGCGGCCTCACGTTGCAGCGTGGACTCCCACCCAAGGCAAGCCAGCGCCACGGTGCGCGGCACGGGCTTGTCGCCGCTGCGGTAGTAAGCCAGCATGCGGCGCGACAGGCCAAGCGCCTTGGCGGCAGCGTCCAGCGTGAGGCCGTGGCGCGCCATCCATTCGATGATCAACTCGTGCGAGTAGCCGCCGGCCTGCTCGATGGCGCGGGCGCGCAGGTTGTCGGCGGCCAGCTCCAGCGCGTCGTCTCCAGCCCACTGCACGCAGGCGCCCCATTCGCCAACCTTCGCTTGGCCAAATATGGCAGGGTCACCAAGCGCGCGCAGACTGGGGTGACGGCGCACGATGGGCGTTACGTCCACCCGCATGGACGCGCCATCGGCAAAAGTCAGCGACAGCACGCCGCCGGGGAACGTCTTGACGTCTGTAAGGGTGAATTGCTTGCTGCTCATGGGTTCAACTCCTTCCACAGGGCCATCAGGGCGGCCTGGTTGTCCGCGGCCCATGCCAAGGCTTCGGCCAGTTCGCGCTGCGCCATGTTGCCGCGCAGCACCTCAAGGGCGGTAATCTCGACCAAGGCTTCACGCCCGTCGTTCAGGCGCACATGAAAATGCGGCGGCAAATGGTCGCCCGCGTACATGGTGATGGTCGATTGCGCAAGACGAACAAGTGTCGGCATGGGTTATTATAGTGCAATGGTTGCACCGAGTCAAGTGTGGCCGCGAAAGTCATCTGCGCGTCAGACGTAAATCACGCCGCAACACGCACATCCATCATCCGTGACACGGCTCATGACCAAGGCTGGCGCTGATAGTCACGCTTGACGTTATTCACGCGCCGCGTTATTATCGTGGCATGGCCATCCAGTCCTTCAAGTGCAAAGATACGCAAGCCCTGTTCGAGCGGCGCAGGTGCATGCGCTTCGTCAACATTGAAGCGGTGGCCCGCCGCAAGCTGGAGCAACTGAACATGGCCGGCTGCCTTCAGGATTTGATAATCCCACCGGGCAACCGGCTTGAGGCGCTACAAGGCGACCGAGCCGGGCAATGGAGCATTCGCATCAACGACCAATGGCGGGTGTGCTTTGTCTGGACGGGCGCGGATGCCCATGCCGTTGAAATTGTGGACTACCACTGAGCGAGAACCACCATGCCCAAGAAACTTGCCCCCATTCATCCCGGAGAAATTCTGCGCGAGGAATTTCTGATCCCATTGGGCATCAGCAACTACCGGCTGGCCAAGGAGATCGGCGTTCCGGCGCAACGCATTGGTGAAATCGTTGCGGGCCGGCGCAGCATCACCGCTGATACCGATCTGCGCCTGTGCCGCTTCTTCAGCCTGTCCGATGGCTACTGGCTGCGCGGGCAAGCGCGTTTTGACACCGAAACAGCCAAGGACGCACTGGCAGGTGAACTGGCGCGCATTGCGCCCTTTACACCGCAGTTGTTGCAACCCGCTTAGGTAGCGGCATTTACTGCTCGTCCGCAAACAGTTCCTGTGCTTTTTCCAGCACGCCAGCGGCCAGCGGCGACCCCACGGCGGCGTCTTGATGCGCCACCATGTAGGTCGCGCCCTCCAGGAAGGCAAAGCTCATGGCGTCGATCAGGTCGGGCGACTTGATGCCGTCGCGCCGCATGTCTTCCTTGGACTGCATCACGTAGCGCAGCCCGCCCGCCTCGCTGAAATGGTAGGGCAGGCGCGACCCCTGAACGATGATCTTTTCGCGCAGGTTCGGGCTTAAGCCTTGCGGGAACACCAGTCGGCCTTGCCGGACGGCATCCCGAAAGCGCACCATCGCGCAAGCCCGAAGGTTGTAAAACCGGGTTTTGTATTCGTTCTTGAAGCACGGCGCACCCCAATTGACGCGCTGCACCGGCACGCCGGAGCGCTCAATCAGCTTGCACACCGTCGCGCCCACGCCGCCGGCGTCCACGTACAGCGTGGCGTTGGACAGCATGCCCACGAGGTTGACCAAATCTCCCGCCAGGTCAATCTCGTTCTTGTCGTTGCTGGCCAGCGGAATTTCGATGTATTCGACCCGGCGAGCGTCTTTGCCGGTATCGCCATCGCCGATCACCTTGGCGACCACGATCACCGAATCGTCGCGGTACTCGCCCAGCGCCACGTCGGAAAGCACCACCAACCCGAACGGCTCATCGTCGCCGATGACCCGGCGCGGCGCGAATGCGGCTTCCAAATCGGCCCGAGTCAGCAACACGTTGCTGCTGTTTTGGGCGAACAGGCCCAGCACCCGGATTTGATATTCGGTGGAATTGCGCCCGCCGCTTTCGGTTTCCCGCTCGCGCAGCCATTGCGACGTAACAAAGGGCGAATGCTCCGAATTGAACCGCAGCGCATTCCAACTGCCGCCGTTTTCCCGCTTGAGAGTGTGGTGCGAGTCGTAGAAGCGCCCAGCATTGCGCGCGCCCTGGGACGCCATCAGGGTGCGGTTGCCGCCCTGGGTTTGCGTGCCCTCAATCACCGAGAAATGCTCATCCGGCACGCCGGCGGCTTCGTCGATGATGATCAACTGCCAGTACCGGTGTTTGCCCGCCACGCCGATGGACTCGCCCTTTTTCATGGCGATTTGGGTGACAAACCATTGATCCGCGTACCCGTTTACGTGGACGCGGGTTTTGGTGATGGTGAAAAATTCGTTGATCCAGCCGTGCAGTCCGTTGGCAATGGCGATGCGCGTGTCCTGCATTTCCTTCCATAGGCCGTCCGACACGGTTTGGATGAAGGGCGCGCCGATGTAGGTGTTGGAGCCAATCTCGACCTTGCCCTCGTAGACCGCCATCGGGAAACAAAGCAGGTGCCACAGCGCGATGCGCGCAAACGCCGCCGTTTTGCCGGTGCCCGTGCCGGAGACCACGGAAACCTTGGCGTTGGCCGGCTCAATGGCCTGAAACAGCGCTCGCTGATCTTCGCTGGGGGTAAAGCCGGTCACCTCCACCGCGAAGCGCAGCGGGTCAGCGTGGTAGCGCTCGACAAAATCCGCGTAGCGAGGGTCTTTGAGCAGGTCGCGGTTCCTGCCTCGCCTGGGGGCCGGCATCACTGCACCCCCAAAGCTTCGCCCTGCCGATAGCTGGCCGGCAGTGGCGGCGCTGGCGTATCGGAAGGCGATTGCATCTCATAATTATTGGGGGTACAATAATTATCATGGTTATCGAGTTCGATCCGGCCAAAAGCGAAGCCAACCGCGTCAAACACGGCGTGACGCTGGACATGGCCGGTCAGATGGAATGGGATACGACCATTACATGGCCGGACACCCGCGAGGATTACGGTGAAGACCGGCAGTGCGGTATCGGCTACATCGGCCTGACGCTGTACTTTGTGGTCTTCGTTGACCGCGATCCAACGCGCCGCATCATCAGCCTGCGCAGGGCGACTCGCAAAGAGGTGAAACGTTATGCCGAAACTTAAAGCGGGGCACATCAGCCCCACCGTTGAAGAAGACAAGGCCATTACCGCAGCCGCACGCAGCGACCCGGACGCCAAGCCGTTGACCGATGCACAGTGGGCTGTGGCAGCGCCCACGGTGCGGCGCGGCCGCCCGAAAGCAGCGTTTACCAAGGTCGCGGTAAAACTGCGGCTTGATCCTGACGTGTTGGACGCCCTGCGCGCCAGCGGGCGCGGCTGGCAAACCCAGGTGAACAACGTGCTGCGCGATTGGGTGGCGCGCCACGCCTGAGCTTTAGCCCGGCCCGCTGTGTGTTTTGGCATCATGGCAGCGCCGTATCCTCGGCATCAATGACAAGCCCGCGCTCGGCCAGCACTGCCGCCTGCCGCGCGCGGGCGATCTGCATCTTTTCTTCATACAGGCGGTTCAGGTCTTCGCTGGACACCAGGTTGATGGTGACGTCAGCCTCTTTTTCCTTGAACAGCCCCAGCGCGCGCGCAAGATTGTCAGCGGCTTTTTCCTTGCTCATGGTCAGGATTTCGATGCCTTCGCGGCCGTCCTTGACGCCGGCGTAGACCAGCCGGGCCGCTGGAGACAGATTGCGCGTGTCGGCAAAGTACACCTCCACGGAACCCTCCCCGCCGCACTCCGGGCAATCCTGGTGAGGCGGCTTGCGCTTGTCATACCAGGCGTCGGCGTATTCGGGGAACTCGCCGACGTCGTCCGTGGCATCAGCCTTCAATCGGCGCGCGCGTTCCCGGTCGTGCTTCTCCTTGGCTTTCTCCAGGCTGGACGGTGTGTATTGCCGCTGGTGGTCTTCCCCCCAGCAGTACGGGCAGCACACGCGGCGCAGCTGCGAAAGCTCGTTGAAGTCCAGCGCCAGCACGGACGCCCAAAGTTTCATCAACTCATCGGCATCGATCCCCAGCCGCTTGGCGCGAGCCGAAGCCAGGGCTTTTATGGACTCACGAACGTTGGGATTGTCTAGGAGTTCCCATCCGATATGGCGGGCGCTTTTGGCGCTGTAGCCCGCCCGTATCGCCGCCTTAGTCGCATCCCAGTCCGTCATGTACTCACGGACGAAAATCTCCTGCTTGTCGGTTAATTCCGCCAGTGCGCCGAACTTGTCCGGGTCACTCTCGATGGTTTTCACGCCACCACTGGCCAAGGTTTCTGGCGCATGGTTTCTCTCCGGCTCATGGCCTCCCGAAACCTTGGCGGAGCCCCTCCCAGAAACCTTGGGAGAAACCTTGCTCGCGCTTGCCTTGCTCTTGCTGCTGGCGCCCGCACGTTCCGGCACGGCCGTGGGCGGCTCCGGCGCATCTTTTTTGATCCACCCTTCACGCTGAGAAACCTTGCGCACCGCCGGGGCGGACACCGGCAGGGCCATTTCTTCCACCAGCCACGCATACCCGTCCCTGCGGTCGCCTTCCCAGCGCGCGCGGGCCTCGCCCCATTGCGCAGCCGATAGTTTCGGTTTGGCGGCCATTCCTCGGCGTCCTCCTTACAGCGCCAGGCTCAGTTGGCTGGTACCGGAGGCTGCCAGTTGGCACTCCATCTTGAATTTGCCCAGCCGCGCCTTGGCGTTCAGGGCCGAGTTGGTGGCGCGCTCTATGGTTCCGACCAACCGGCTACCGGCGCGCATTTCCTCAAATTCCGGGTTGAGCGAGGAAAAACGGTCAAGCGCCGAGGAAACATCCTCGTTGGCGGCCAACATGACGGCAACCGACTCGTTCAGGGCCGACACCCTGTCGTGCAACCGGCGCAGTGTGTCCATGTCACGCTGCCGCGTTTTCTCCCAGGTGTCGAACAACCAGGCGGAGGTTTCCCGCTCCAGGGTCATGCGCGCGCCGGTTTCCCAATCGTCCGTGACGCCGAACAGGTAATCCACACTGACCTCGTACACCTGCGCCGCCCGCATGAGCAGCCACAGCGGCACGCTGTTGGTGTCGGTCGCCCCTTCCACCTTGGAGAGCTTGGACGGGTTGGAATACCCCAGCCGGCGCGCGGCGGCGCTTTGGGACAGGTTGCACAGTTCGCGCGCCTGCCGCATCCGCTCGCCGATGGTTTTGACGAGGGCGGCCTGTTCTTTGCGCAGCGGTGCCGGTTGCTTCATGGTTTCTCGCTTTCAGTGAACAAGAGTCGCAATGGTTTGGTTGAGCACGGCCAGCTCATCGAGTTTCAGCGCATGCCAGATGCGCTTTTGGCCGTGAATTCCGTTGTGGCCGCCCCGGTGGCAGTCCGGGCACAGGGGCAGGGCGGTGAACCACTGCCCCTGCCGCAGCTCATGGGCCTCGGACGGGCCGGGCGTGGCGCAGACGCCGCAGGGCATGGCCTTGATGCGCTCGATATGGCGGCGCTCGGCAGCGGTTGGGGCGCGCTTATTCCGGCTTTGCATCACCCACCCCTTCGGAAAACGGCTTCATCCAACAAGTCCTCCGACGACTTCGCCTGTCTCAAGGTCAATCTGCATGCGCTCCCACTGCTCGAAGCTGGCAGGAAACGTCACGCCAAGCTCAGTGGCGGCGAAGGCGCTAACCCTATCTATGAGATTGCTGTACGCCCGCACACCCAAGTCTTCGGTGCTGACGCGAACACGCCGGCGCGATTTGCGACCAGTCAGCGGGTTGCGAAAAGAAATGGTTTTTGACCCCAGATACTCGGCCCGGAAGTGCTCCTTCCAGACAGCCAATGGAAACTGCTGTCCGTTTGGCCTGGCCTGTTCGGAAATAGACTTGAGCACAACGCCGTGGTAGTAGCGCCGCTGGCGGTCTGATTTAGCGTCCTCGTGCTCGCGCGCTTCCACCTCAAGGCGATGACCTGCGAGCAAGCGCGGCTTGAGCTTGGTCCATAGCGCGCTCAAGGCAGAGTGCCCCTGCTGTGCGTCGATGAGAATTGCGCGCAGCGTTTCAGTCGTGGCCATCATGACTGCGGCCCTCCCGTGATCTTGATCGCGACCATCAGATGGGCGCCTCCATCACTTGCACGTACACGCTGGGCGTGGCGCTGTAGCGCTTGATGGCGTGTAGCTCAATCACTTGCGCATCGTCGCGCCAGGCCACGCCGTTGAGTCCGTCTTTGACCGCTTTAACGATGTTGTCCAGATCAGGGCGTTTGGTTGGCGTGACGGTGCCGCTGGCCGCCGCGATTCGCCTTTTGACGCTCCAACTGACCGGAATGCCCATGCTGGCCCGAACTACCAGATAGACCGCGCCCTCTAGCGGTAACCGTCCGGCCATCGCCTGCTGCGCGGCCAGCTTGACCAGGTTTTCGTAGCGAGCGGTTTTTTCTGGCGTGTAGTGCGCAACATGGCCGCCGCGCACGAACGAACGAGGACGGCCCTTTGCAACGGGTTCTCCGGGGATGGTGAAAGTAATGGCGTAGGTCATTTTTATGTCTAAAAAATCAAATCAGCCCGTGCGCCTTGGCGAAATGCACCTCGTCCCAACTCAGCGGGGTTTCTTTGGGATATGGCTGGCGCACGCCAAAATCTCGGCCCGGCCAAAAGGCTTGATCGGCAGCCTGGCCAAATGCCGCTCGATTGCCGCGAGCAGCGCCTCCTGCAACGCACGGAAGGGCCGCGCCGACACAACCAGACGGACGCAGCACGCCAGGCACGACATGCAATATCCGCCGTGGTTGGGGTTTAGGCTGTGGGCTTTGCAAGATGGACATTTCGCTTGCTCATTCATCGCATCAAACCGGCCCAGGGGTTTGTTTGAGAGGCGTAGGACACCATGCAGCCACGCCGGGCCTTGCTCACCGTGGTTTCCGACACGCCCCAGCGCGCGGCCAGCGCCTGGCCGGCTTCCGGGCTGGTCATGGCCTCCTGGATTTGCTCGGGAGTGAGCTTTGAGCGTTTGCGCCCAATCGCCCGGTTGGCCGCTATCTTGGCGGGCCGGCCCTTCAGCTTCCCGGTTTTGGCGACGTGCCCGCCCCAAACCGACGGCAGCACGGCGTGGATGTGATTCGGGTTGACGCACTGCGGATGGCCGCATGTCGAAAACGCCCGGTAGCCTTTTTTGATCGGCATTCCATGCGCCAGCACCCATGACGCCCGGCGCGGCTGCATGGCCGTGAGCGTGTCGCTTCCCCTGTGCAGCGGCGCGTAAATGCGCGTTGGCGCAAAGCGCCAGCACGAATGCGGGTCGCTTTCGTCGATAACGCATCGCTGGCGCAGGTCTTCGAGGGTTCTCATGCGGCCTTCCTTGTGGTTTCGCTGTCATGAACGGGCAGCAGCCTGGGGCCGTTCTCGACGGCCTTGAGCGATTGCTCAAACGTGATGACCGTTTTGCCGCCCGTCACGCCCAGACGGTAAACCCCGCGCGCTTTTTCGATGTCCCCGATCACCGCGGGCTTGGGCGGGGGCAAGCCGCGCCGCATGTACGCATCATCGGGGCTACGGTTTCCAGAAAGCACGCGCGGGAAACCGAACTGGCCGCGCCCGGCATACGCGCGGTGGGCTTCGCAAAAGCGGTGTTGCAGGTAGCTCAGGTCTTTTGTTTCGCCACGGCAAAACTTGGGCCAACCGCCCATGTCTTCGATAACCGCATGAATCGCTGGGTCATCGAAAACCACGTCCTGATACGCCCCTACGCGGCTGGCCGCATCCAGCGCCTTGCCCCAAGCCAGCATGGCGCGGTCGGTGGCCGTGCCCGCGAGTTGGCGCACGATGTCCGCCGGCTTGGGCGCGAACTGGCCGCTCTCGGCATCCATCACGTGCCGGGTCAGCGCTTTGGACACCTGCTCGAAGCTGAAGGATTGGCACGCTTGCCACCATACCTCCAGCGCAAAGCGGCTCACATCCTTGCCGTAGAACGCCAGCGCGTCGGTTAGCAGCGCGGCGAATGCGGGCTGTTCCTGCTCGGTCATACGGCCACCCCTCCTGCCTTCTCGCGCAGCCAGCTATCGGCCACGGCTCGGTTTCGGTTTTCCAGCGCCTCCTGGCGGTTTGGCATCGGCCCGATGTGCAGCCGGCCAGCCATTGCCGTTGCTTCGGTTCTGCGTTTTTCGACCGTGGCCAGCACGTAGGCAAACGGGTTGCCCTTGTCGGCGGCAGCGCTCGCCGCATCGGCAAACTCGCCCCATTGCGCGCCAGCGCCCAGCAGCGCCAGCAGCTTGGGGTTGGACGGATTCACGCCGGCAATACCGCACTCGCCGCGCAGGCGGCGGCAGATGACCGCTGGCGGTAATGGTGGCTGAGGCGGCTCGGGGACAGGCAGCGGAGCGAGATCGCGCGCGCTTTCGGCGCATCCGGCGGGCGCACGCGGGTTGTCATTGAGCGTGCTTTCCATCGTGGGTTTTATTTCTGGTGTCTGGTGTTTGGTGTCTGGTGTCTGGTGGGCTTTTGACCTTGCCCCCAAAAAAACGTATCCCTTGCTGAGTGTTTCAATGCAGGCAAGGAGAACGCAGATGACGAAGATGGCAAGAGCGCGCTACACGCTCGAATTCAAGCAAGAGGC